CACCAGGAGGACTGCGGGTGCGGGTTGCGGGCGATCGACCCAGGTAGGCATCTCGCTGACGTCTTGTGCCACCGGGAAGCTGTCCTTGCTCACCTGCGGGAACGCGCGGAGCGCAACCTCAAATTGCTGCCTGGCAGCAACAACATGAGCAATGCCGCAGCAGCACTGCTGTTCTACAGCGAGGTCCTCCGCCTGGTGCGGGTAGAAGGAGACGAGACGTGATCCCCGAGATTGACAGGATCCGCACCATCGCACAAATAGCGGCTTACGATCCGGCGAGGTACGTAGAACCGATGAGCGTGCAGACGGCCCGCGAGGTCGTGGAGCACATCGACGCGCAAGCAGCCAGGATCACGGACCTGGAGCAGGCGCTCAGAGACGCCGTGAAGTATGTGTCTTGGTGTGGATCGCCTGGTTCCACATATCGAATGATGCCTGCCCGCATGCTCGAATCTTGTATCCATTCGTTGTTATCCGGGGTCACCCCGTCGTGGCCTTCGATCGCGGAGGGCGTGCAATAAATGCAAACCTTTCTCCCATATAGCGACTTCAATCACTCCACACAAGTTTTAGATAACAAGCGGTTAGGGAAACAACGAGTTGAGGCCAAACAAATCTGGACGGCATTAGATGACCCTACTTATGGATGGCAAAACCACCCAGCCGTTCATATGTGGAGGGGGTGTGAGCAAGCCTTAGCCCTATACGGATACATAGTTTGCCGGGAGTGGCTTAGCCGAGGATTCAAAGACACGTTACTACCGTGGTTTGAGGAACGAAAGCCAAAGCCCGGTTCGTACGTTTGGTTGCCCCCATGGTTAGGGCTCCAAGTTTTCCATAGATCCCACAGATCAAACTTGGTGCGTAAAGATCCTAACCACTATGGCAAATTCTGGCCCAAGGTTCCTAACGACCTCCCATACTTTTGGCCCACCAAAGAGGAATGGGAAATACCTTGAAATACCAATACAAGACCAAGCCTAGACCTCACCAGCACCGAGCACTGAAGCGGCTTGTGAAACAACGTGGCGGCGGTCTACAGGTGCCGATGCGATGGGGCAAGACTAAAACAGCTATTGACTTCGCCGCATGTATGCACCTACTCGAGGGTGCTCGACGTGTGCTCGTTATCGCACCCATCGACGCACTCGGCGTGTGGGAGGATGAAATCCCAAAACACTTACCAGACGACATACCGCTTGAGTGGAAAATGGTCAACTTCGAATCTACATTCAAGAGATATTACCCAGAGAAAGGTAGCCGACGTTGGGTTGCGATGGACAACCACGAACTAATTGACTTTGACGCTGACATCGTTATCGTAGATGAAGCCCATCGTATCGGCAACCCTTCCACACTCCAATCTAAGAAGGTGTACGACCTAGGACGCCGAGCCCGTTTTCGCTTGCTCATGACGGGCACGATGTTCCACCGCAAACCCTTCTATGTATTTGGTCAAGCAAAGTTCTGGGATCCTGGCCTTTTTGGCACACACTTCAGCGCATTCAAGAACCGCATTGCTATCTTTGGCGGTCATGGCGGTCACGAAGTGTTGCGATACATCAACCTAAAGTGGGTGATGAAACGCATGAAAACCTTTGTGGTCATCGAACCCTATGTGCCAGGGGAACCACCACAGGTGAATGTGATTCGTTACCATTTGACCGGAAGAGGTCTAAAGGCTTACGCTGATATGGAAAAGAAGTCAGTAGTGCAGGCGGGTGACGTAACGGTAACCTCGGTTATCGTACTCAGTAGGCACCTACGGTGTTCCCAGATAGCCGGTGGCTGGCTGAAGCTGCCCGACGGCCGCTACCGACGTGTGGGGTCAGACCAAGTGCGTGTAGCTGAAGCAAGATTCCAACATTATGCCGATGAAGGTATCCTCAAGGTTGTCGTTGGTTGTCGGTTCTTGCCTGAGCTACGCGATGCGGCCCTAGCGGCTAAGAAAGCCGGCTTTCGCGTTATCATGTTTCATGGTGGCGTACCTCGTGGAGCCGAACGTAAACGTCGTATCAAGGATTTCCAAGACACGAAAGACAAGGTGGCTTTCATAGCTCAGCTAGCCACGGCTCGTGAGTCTATCGACCTGAGCGCCGCTGACACCATGATGATCTATTCCATCTCGGAAAGCTATGTTATCCATGACCAGTTCATCCGTCGTATTGAAAAGTACCAAGAAAAGAGAACACTACAATACGACTACCTGATCGCACATGGTACACGCCAAGAGGTCAACTATGAGGCAATGCAATTGAAAAAGGACGTTGCCCAGCTATTGACCGAAAACCCAAAAAGAGTTGAGCAAATCACTTCGAAATTGAAGGGAGAAAAGTGACTCGACCACAAGTGATACGAATGAGACGGCAGGTGTTGATGTCTACCATCCGCAGTTTGTGTTATCGTAAAGATCCGGGACCGCCGCACCCGCCATTCGGTATTCTTGAGCCCGCTGTATTGGATTGTGCAGTAGACGATGTTACCCTGGCGGGATTACCGCAACCGACGTACCGTCAGCTGCGTTGGGACCTAACTTGCTTAGAGAAAATGGGTTTGATACAACGGGTACCGCATCGCAGACAGATGAACAAAGTCTACCTAAGGAAGCCGGAATAATGGTGATCTTTGAAGGCCCAGATGGAGCGGGCAAAACCACGTTGATGAAACAGCTAACGGCCGAAGGTGGGCCACTAGATCCAGAACGATACCGGGTTTTTGATCGCAACAGAGGTAATCGTGAGACTTTGGCAGACAGTGTGAGAAGGGATTACCAGGTAGCTTTCGGGCATACAGTTTCCAACCCCCCACGTATCCCCGTATTCGACAGGCTGTATTATTCGGAGTTGGCTTATTCCAACTGCCTCAGACGAGAATGTCAACTGACCGTCCCCGAAGTACGTATGTATCAAGGTATCTTGACACATTTGCCCGCGCTGGTATTCATTTGTCTACCTCACGTAGATGAGTTGATTTTGAGCGGCCAACCTCAACCCGTGAAAGACAACATTCAACAGATTTGGGATTGGTACAAAGCCCTATCTATGGGGTACATCATCCCCACCACCGACTTTATGGTCACCATCAACCCTTTCGTAGCCAGTGCGATTGACGAATCCGCACACGAGATCAGAAACTGGGAGGAAGCATGTCGAGTAATGCGAAATCTGTAACAACACTTCGTGAGGTTCAGCAAGCGCGTGATGCTTGGGAAGCCGATAACTTCCCAAACATGGACGCCATGCGGGCTCTGCTCGGAGTGACCGAAGAAGTCGGTGAGATGGCCCATGCCATGCTCAAGCGTGACCAAGGCATCCGTGGTACACACGAAGAACATACCGAAGCGGTCAAGGACGCTGCCGCAGATATTGTTATCTATCTCATGAGCGTGGCCCGGTTCGAAGGTTTCGACCTTGAACAACAAGTGATTGACACCTGGAACAAGGTCGTCAGCAAGAGGAACTGGAAAGACAACCCGCACGACGGCCAAACGACATTACCTCTTGGCGGACCTGTACCTGTGGCGTTAGGGACACAAACCTTAGAGTACGTTCCCGGCGCTAGTCAGTTAGGTACTACTATTGGATTTCATCCACACGTAGATCTTACCAATGTAGATGCATAAATCTTTCCCCACTCTCACCGACCTTTGGCTCGGAGCCTGTAGTCACATGCTCTGGTCCCGTAGGGACCAACTGGACAACTATGGTGCTACCCAAGCTGTAATGTTCAATCACGTCTTGCAGGCTGAGTCCATGGAATTCGATATCGACATCGGCACCGACCTGTGGATGACCAAAGCTAGATTTCCTCGTTTGCAACGTGACTACCTGGATCCATTCCAAGTCAGCAACTTCTTGTCTCGTTGCCGCATGATCAACAAGAGCCATGGCAAGCGAGGGATGATTGCACAGATGTTCTGTGCGTCGGCTCGTACGGCAGATGGAGTGGAGCGCCACACTTGGGGAAACTGTATGATGGCATTCACATACCAGAATAGTAGCAAGAGAGATATGCCCCCCACACTTGTGATGCATTCACGCGTGAGCTACATCGCATGGGTGGGTGCCATTGACCTTGCACTAGCTTGGGTCATCGCCCGTGAGATTGCACGTGATGGGGGCTTCGAAGTTGAAGATATCAAGTTCCGTTGGTGCCTTGACGCGCTGGCTTGGCACGGGTTCAAATCTTTGTCTTACGTTGACACGTTTGAACGAGAAAGCAAGTGGGCCACTAAGGCCCGTAGGGAAGGCGCAGACTACCCCGTACTGGCCATGACCCGTAAGATGATGGGCCAGCTCGAAGGGTGGAGGCAAGAAGAAAAGCCTTTGGAAGACATCAAATACAATCAGCTTCAACGCATGTTCCAACGATACCTGATTGTCAAAGAAGGGCCGGGGTTCCCGTCAATACCCCTTGACTCGTTGGAGCTACTACCGAAGATGTTCATCGAACTGCCGGAACACAAAGCCGGTTCATACCAGGCCCACCCACGTAGGCCGAAGGGAGAGTAATGGAGACTATTCGTGATCACCCCGACTTTGATACCTTGTATCACTATGCAATGTACGAGCTCTTACAGTCGGGAAGGGAAGTAAACACCGGGCATTGGCAGGCCCTCAAAAACGTTCCACAGGTTGAAACATTCGAAACCCAAAACGTAGTCGTAGAATACCAGATCCCGGCGACGTGGCAAGACCTACATGATGACGTCAAGCCTTCAACGCCGTGGGCCGAACTACAGTTTCAGGAGCGTGTTGGTGGTGACCCGCTCAACCCGGGGGACACATTTCACCTATGGCCTTGGTACGCGGGTAACGTCGAGAAACACAAAGAACAAGGTGAATTCAGTCACACATACATGGAACGAATGTGGCCTCGGTTCGCCGATGACGCCTTTTCTAAGCCGCTTGGGAAACTTGAATCACGCACGGGGATCCGTTACCGTTACGGTGACCTAGACGACGTGGTCAATCTCTTGTGGCGTGAACCCACCACTCGTCAAGCGTACCTACCCATCTGGTTCCCAGAAGACACCGGAGCACATCACGGCGAACGGGTACCGTGCTCACTCGGTTACCACTTCATGCGTCGTGATAGCCAACTCCATGTCAACTATGTGATTCGGTCTTGCGACCTGTTCCGGCATTTTGTTGATGATGTATACCTGGCCGCTCGACTCGGGCAATGGGTGCTCAAACAACTAAAGGACCGCGAACCCTTTGAACGGGAACCAGGAATGACGCAATGGCAAAGTGTGGTACCGGGCACGCTCACGATGTGGATGATGTCATTGCACATCTTCAAGCCCGAGCTTTCACGGCTTGAGCGATTGGTGAAGGAAGGTACTCGTGCCTGATCGGATTTGGCGTCGTCAATTGTTCCATGAAATAGCTAGTCTCTTTGCTCAACGGGCTACATGTGAGCGGGCACAAGTCGGTTGTGTTATCATATCAAAAGATTGGCATATCCTTAGCCATGGATACAACGGGGCTCCTTCTGGGCAGCGCCACTGTATTGACGGCGGTTGTCAAATAGGGCCTGAAGGAGGATGTACACGCACTCTCCATGCGGAGGCTAACGCTATTGCTCGAGCGGCCGACTTAGGTATTAGTCTTCGGGGCAGTACGTTGTTTTCCACCCACGAACCTTGTCTCCGGTGTGCCATGTTGATCCACCAAGCTGGAATCAGTAAGGTAAGTTATGGTTTGCCTTATCGTGAAGGTGCCTCGGGCAATCTTGTTACGTTTGGGATTACCGTAGATCACTTTCGTGGACAAGACCACGAATCTAAGGCACTCTAATGCTCTTCGACCACAATTGCGTCTTGTGTCCTTTGAACGAGTCCGCGAATTATGTCTGTATGCCGGGCTCGGGACCATTAGATGCGGACATCATGATTGTGGGTGAAGCACCTGGCCAACGTGAAGACAGTGAAGGTTCGCCATTCCTCGGTTCGGCAGGTAAGCTACTTGACAAGGCCCTGGCCGAGCTAGCGGTTATCGATCGCGCTCAGTGCTACATCACCAATGTGGTCAAGTGTCGTCCGCCTGATAACCGTACCCCAGAACGAGCTGAAATCAAGACGTGTGCGGCCCACTACCTCTTTGCTGAGATTGACAAGGTGCATCCACGATTCGTACTCTTGCTCGGCAACGTTGCTCTTCAAGCTTTGCTTGGCAGGTCTGGGATTACTAAGTATGCCGGGACCATTGAACGCCAAAGGTTGAATGGTGAGGAAGCGGCCATCATGCCCACACTTCACCCAGCCGCTATTCTCCGTAACCCTTCATGGGCGAAGACGTTTGCTATGGATATGCAACGATTCGGGGCGCTCACCCGTGGCGAAGCTACTAGCCCGGAAACCCTCACCAAAGTGGTACGCACGAAAGAAGCCTTAGTCGCTCTTCGTAAGAAACTGATGAAGGTGGATGTCCTTGCATACGACATTGAAACGTTCACCTTCGCAGACAAGCGTAAAAGCCATAAGCGTACCAACTTTCAAGAGTGGCATGGTGAAGACTCGTGTATCGTATCCATCTCATTCACGTGGGACCCTGGCCTTTCTGTGGTCGTACCCCTATGGCATGAGTCTCAACCCTGGCCAAATCCGCAAGTAATCCTTGACTACCTTCGTCCGGCGCTCGAGCGACCTAACTGTGAGTACATAGGCCATAACGGCAAGTTCGACGCAAGATGGATGGCCGCGAAAGGCGTGAACATCCCACAGGGGTTCGACACCATGCTTGCGGCTCACATGCTGGAGGAGAATCGTCCCAAAGGCCTTAAGAACCTTTCGCGCACCGAACTAGGGGCCGAGGCCTACGACGTAGGGGAGGACCTTAGGGATGCCTATGGGATGCCGCTAAAGCGCCTCGTAGAGTATAATGGCAAAGACACAGATTACACACGACGCTTACGTGACCCGTTCAAACGTGAATTGGTTAAAGATGCCCGGTTGGAAAAGGTATTCACGCACCTGATGATGCCAGCTTCGAACGCATTGGTGGATATTGAGCGTGCGGGTGTTTGGCTTGATCCCCAACGTTGGCAAAAACGTCACGATCAGTCTGTTGAAAATCGTGAAAAGATACTGGCTTGGATCCGTAAACAAGTGCCAGAAGGGCTAACCGATACCAAGACGAAGGCCGGTCGGGTCAAGGCCAACCCTTTCAATCCCCGATCCCCCGTCCATATGGCTAAGCTTCTGTTCGACCACTTAGGTCTTCCGGTTATTGAAAAGACGGCTAGGGGTGCCCGGAGCACTAAGGAATCTGTACTTCTGAGACTCCAGCATCAACATCGTATTCCACTTGCCATCATGAAATACCGCAAATGGGAACTTTATCTTAGTCGTTATCTTCTGCCATTCATGTTCCAACATATGGATAACAATGGCCGCATTCATTCCAACTATAAACTTTTCGGTACAGTCACTGGCCGCTTGTCTGGTGAAGGTGGTATCCAACAAGTACCCCGAGACCCCTTTATTCGTTCCATTCTTGGTGCTCCGCCCGGTTGGTTTTTCGTGCAGGCTGACTATTCGCAAGTTGAACTACGTATCGCGGCATGGCTCGCTAACGAAACCACAATGATCAGCCAGTATCTGCGCGGCGAAGATATCCATATGAATCGTGCCGTGAAGATGACGGGTAAGATTCAAGAACAAATAGCTAAGGAAGAACGTAAAAAAGCCAAGGCGGTGAATTTCGGGTATATCTACGGCATGGGCGCAGAAAAGTTCGTGCAATATGCATTCGATAACTACGAGCTGGTGGTCACCCTTGAGGAAGCTGAAAAAGACCGTAACGGTTTCTTCAACGACTACCCACGTCTGCGGCCCTGGCACGAACGCCAACGTCGGCTTGCCAATCGCTACAAACGGGTCGTGTCACCTATTGGCCGTATTCGGCACCTACCGGACATCCAATCACAAGAAAAGGGAGTACGCAACGAGGCTGAGCGGCAAGCCATCAACTCACCTGTCCAGTCATTTGCTTCTGACCTAATGCTCATGTCACTGGTACGACTTCACGACTCATTGCCTCAGGATCGGGCTTTCATTGTGGGTACGGTCCACGACTCTCTCTTGTTCCAGGTGAAAGCCGGGCCGCCAAAGGATCCATACAAGTATGTCAACCGTTACTGTCGTGAAATCAAGGATACCATGGAAGACCTTGACTACGTCAAAGACACCTTCGGCCCGGACATTACGGTCCCGATCGTGGCGGATATGGAAGTGGGTCAACATTGGGGAGAAACTGGACCATGGGAAGGCTAACCAAAAGAAAAGCGGCCGGAAGTATGTGTCTTGCATGGTTTATCATACTCGACACTATAGGCCATAGGCTTCGTGAACTTCACCAACCGTCTAATCGAAATGGCCTTTTGGCCAAGAGCTTTACAGAAGAGGAGCGTGAGTATGTGGGGAAGTTAGCAGACAATGTGTTCAAGGTTGCTCAAGCCACAAGAAAATTCGGCCTCGGACTGCAAACAGGTGAGTGACGCAATGATCATCTCAAACTCGAAAGCCAAGTGCTACCGCCGTTGTCCGAAGCAATACGAATTCGCATACGTACTCGGCCTGAAACCCAAGCGCCCAGCACTACCCCTAAAGCGAGGCGATTGGCTTCACCAAATGCTTATGAACCACTACGATGGTAATGACTGGCGTGTCTGCCACGCCGAGCTTGCAGCCGGGTTCGGGGAACTATTCGAGGAAGAGCAAGAAGAGTATGGGGACTTGCCCGCCGAAACTGAGCGCATCATGACCTCGTACCTCCAACATTGGCACGGCGTCGACGACAAGCTTCACGTGGTGGACTCAGAGCTTGACGAGACCGTTACACTTCCCAATGGAGATAAGTTTCGTTTCATTATCGACCTCGTTGTGGAGGAGCCCGATGGAGGCCTTTGGATCTGGGACCACAAGACTGTCAAGAACTTCATGCCTGAGACATTTATGCTACTCGATACTCAGTTGGCTCGTTACTTCTGGGCAGCTGAGAAGCTCGGGTACAAACCCCTCCGCGGAGCCATGTTCAATGAGGTCATCACGGTACCCCCCACATTGCCAAAGGTTCTGAAATCCGGAGGACTTGAGCAACGCAGGAACATAAAGTGTGATGTGTATTCGTATTATCGTGAAATTCTCAACCAGGGCCTTGACCCTAAGAAATACAAACCCTTTCTTGAAATGCTCAAGCTAAGGAGTGACACCTGGTTTCGGCGCACACGCTTACCCCGTGATCCGGCGCTTGTCAAGCAACTCATGCGTGAACTAATGATGACCACACATGAAATCAAACAAGCTGAGGCACTCAACCACTTTCCTCGGTCACCCATGAAGGAGTGTCAGTGGATGTGTTCATACCTAGATCCTTGTTCTATCCAACTTATGGGGGGCGATATTTCTGAAGTAGTCCGAATGAAGTTCAACTCACGTAACACCTACGAGGAGGACTGATGTCTGTTGGTAAAACACATGACGTAGAGTCTATCCGCAAAACCGTCAAACGCATTAAATCCGTGGATGACACTAGTCCCCACGTGAAAGCTTGTGTATACGGTAGCCAAGGATCGGGTAAGACCCGTTTCGCCGCTTCAGCGCCGAACTGCCTGATCCTTAGCGTCCAAGAACCGGCGGGCACGCGGTCTGCAGTTGGATCGGGGGCACGGGTCATCGAGATCGAAGAGTGGCCGGAGTTTGGGGACGTCTACTGGTATTACAAACGCGGAAAACACAAGTACGAATCGCTGGCTATTGACGGCCTAACCGGAATGCAGAACCTATGCATGGACTTCGTACTCAATGAGGCCGAAGGCCGTAAGCAGAACCGTGTCCGAGGTCAGCCTACAATGCAAGATTTCGGCCGGTGCAAGGTATTGATGGTTGGTATGTTGTCCGCCTTCCTTGGCCTTCCTGCACATATTGTCTTCACGGCGCTACCCCGCGCCCAATTCCTTGACAAAGAAAGGGAAATCCTTGATTCGGTCACCATAGATCTTCCGGCGGGATCACGGGGCACGGCCTTGTCTGTGGCTATAGTGGGCTTCATGGAACCCCGCGAAGTCCGCAAACGAGACAAGGCTGGCAAAGTTCGTCGCGTATGGGAAGACCGTATGCGTGTGGGTAAGGACACAATTCACAAATCACTCAAAGACCGTACCAATCGCCTCGGCGACTACGTTGACAAACCAAACATGGCCACGGTAATCGAAGCGTGGAATGACTACAAGAAAGAGCAGGACTAAGCATGGCAAAGACAGTCGAAGATTTCATTGTTGACTTCGCAAAGGCCGAGGATTCGGGCGGAGGCAATCCTCGTGTCAAGAATGGCACATACAAGGTGCGTATCTTGTCTGCCAAGCCGGTAACGTCGGGCCAGAAAGACACTCCGGGCCTTGAGGTCACGATGGCCTTCCTCGGAGGTAAGTATGACCAGAAGAAGTTTAAGGACACTCTGTGGGCCACACCCAAAGCATACAGCCGCTTCCGTACGCTTCTCGAGGCATGTGGTAAGAAGGTACCGGCCAAGGTGCAATTGGCCAAGATTGCGGCAGCTATCAAGGGCTCGGAGCTTTTCATTGAGATTGATAAGGAAGCTCCGCGTGAAGGCTACACCGCACGAAGCCGTGTGACCTTCGAAGGGTTCATTCACGTTGACGATGCGGATGACTTGGATGACGATGACACAGAAGACGATGACGACGTTGAGGAAGATGACGAAGACATCGAAGATGATGACGAAGATGACGAAGATGACGAAGATGAGGAGCCTGCCCCTAAGAAGAAAGCTAAGAAGAAGTCCAAGAAAGTCGACGATGACGAGGATGACGAGGATGACGAGGACATCGATGATCTGGACCTTGAAGACCTGTAGTGACTGAAGCTCAACTCAGCCGCAACATCGTAAAGGCCCTCCGTAAGAGGGGGGCCTTTGCGTTCAAGGTGTTTGGTGGCCACTACCAACGTGCGGGGCTCCCAGATGTCATCCTGTGCTATCGGGGACGGTTCGTAGGGCTTGAGGTAAAGCTGCCCGGCCGTGAAAGTACACTTACCGACATTCAAGCTCACACTCTTGAAGAGGTAAGGAAAGCCAAGGGAGTCGCACGGCTTATCACGTCAGTCAAGGAGGCCGAAGAACTTCTCGACCTCCTTGACCATAAAGCGGGAAAGTAAGTTTAGGGGGCGATCGGCGGACCCGGATCCGCTGGTCGCTCCGCCCGCTTCAACCACATGGTGACAAGTGGGATAAGAACATAGATGAGCTTGTTTGTAGGAATCGGTCCAATGTCCGGGACGGTACCTACAAGGTCAAGTAAGTCGGGGTCTTGGATAGCGATAAGACCCAAGGCAATAACACCGCCGAAGAAAGCGGCTTTCGCCTTGGTGCCGTATGGCTTGATCCAGTTCCAGAGTCGTTTCATGTTGCCTCCTATGCGAAGCGTGAGTAGATTGAATTTGCGATGTTACGAGACTTCTGTTGGTCTTTCGGGAACCAGTTGCCTTGCCAGTTGATATCAACCACAGTGGTATCTTTGAGGGGTTGACCATCCGCCAGATATTTCAACACACTTTGGGCCTGAGCCCATCCACGCCAGATGCGATACGTGCCGTCCGCGTACTGGAACCGTACGATAACCTTTTCCCGTTTGCGAAGTTCTGCGGCACGGGTAAGGGCCTGAGCGGGCTTCGACGTACCGACGGTATGGCCGAGCCCTAGATTCTTCTTGATCTCAGACAAAAGTACATCCCACGGAAATCCACCATGACGGCCAGGGCCGGGCGCGGGATCCGTGTGGTCATTGCCAGGTAGCCCGTAATGCCCGTGAATACCGTTCTGAGCCCGACCGTTGACGATAGGTGCGGGGTACACGAACGGGATCCGGTGCTTTGTCATTGCCTCCGCCATCAAGACGGCTGAGCCCTTGATAGCCTCAATGTGTTCAAGCCATTCCGCACGACTCCAGTCCGGGTGCCCGCAGATTTCAAAGTGCAATCCGTTGGAATTGTGGTTCTTGGCTCCCCAGCATGTATCCTCGTCTGCTACACAACGGACATCAACAACGTCGTCGCTAACCCATTGGGTTGAACCGCCGGAGTTTGGGTTCTGAAAGTAGTGAGCCACTCCTTCAGCCGACTCTTGTTTGTCTTTACGTCCAGCCGTTGCGTGGGCCACAATCAGGTTCGGTTTATAGAGTCTTCCGGTGTACTTGTGAATAGCCGGGATGAACAGTCGTTTTCTCACCTTTGGTACTTCCTTTCGCGGTGTATTTCATCTGTAGTCCGTTTGATAAGAGATCGATCGATGTACCACGCATCACTCAGCTCTGTGGCAGAGAGGCCACCTTCACGGGCGACGGGTAAGGCCTGAAGGAATGTATCTCTCATAGCTCGTACCTTACGCTCTTGCTCAATGATTTGAGCATTAGCTTGAAGCGCCATAAATTCTTCCGGACGTATGGGTCTCATGAGGCCCTACCAATCCATACAGCAGAAAGATGGGGCCTGAAGTCACTTGCAGTACTTGCCGTTAGAGTTTCGTTTGCGCCTTGGGTATGTGTAACTTGAGCCTTTACGTAATCGGTGGTCCCATTGAAAGACTCTATTGCCGACGTTCCTTGTTCAGCAACTGCTGCTATCCCAGTTTGGAGAGAAGTCGATAAGAAAATGGCTGCATTGAAGTTCAGGAGTAACTGTCGGTAACCAGTTGACCCCCCGTTCCAAAGGACTCCTGCGGTACAAACATATAATCCCGCGGTAGTGGGCGTGATCCTCGGGTTGTTTGTTACGTTATCATGCATTCCGTCTGTATCAAAAACCTCTGTATCGAAGTTTTTGTCTGTTATGGTACCGGTGACTATCACCTGTGTAGTTCCGGCCCTAACCTTGCAAGCTGCCGGGGACATAAGATTATTCACATTGTCTCGAATACTTACATCCCACATCACTTCTGTGAAGGTGTCGCCACCCGCCTTATCGGGTATGGTCGTGTATACTTTCGCCATTAACTAGTCCTTCCTACCCAAATTGCCCACTCGTTAGCCAAACTTATCACAAGATTTCCTCCACTGGATTGGTAACCCACGAAGGTTATTTTGGTTCCGGTACTCGCACCATTTGATGTAGGGGGCATGTTACAAAAATCCGGTTGGTTTATTCCCGGACGAATTGCATGTTGGTTAGCAAAACCAGAACAGTTGATAAGGCGATAGCCCGTAGTAGATGGCGCAAAAGAAGCCTCACCACCTAGAAGATACATTCCCGCGGTATTGACATCTAGATAAGAAAAACTAGTCGCCATTTCATCAGTGTCAAAAAGTACAAGGGCTAAGGGGATAGTGGTTACAACTGCCGTAGTGAGTGTTAGGTTGCCAACCTGTTGGATCTTGGCCATCGGTGGGGTGATTTTGTTGTTTAGGTTGTCTCGAATGTTTTGGTTCCACAGTGACTCTATGAAAACGTCCGTTGAAGCCTTATCTGGAACTGTATAGAAGTTTTTCATGTTTTCTTCCCAACCCATACAGCGTGAAACCATGAGCTGACGGTTAGAGCGTTGCTATTACTCTGAACCTGAATTTCTCGAAAGTGAGTGGCACTGGCGTCCCACAATTCGGATAGCATTTGCCCATGAGCTATGCCGGGAACAACCCCGCCATGCTCGAATGATGTTTGAGTTACAGTAGCCCCATTTTGAAAGAAGCGGATTATCCGGTATCCCGGCCCTAGCGGCCATGTGGCCAAAGAAGATGCTACATAAAGTCCGGCGGTATTTGCCGTTATCCGAGAGTTGTTTGTTACATTGTCATGCATCGCATCTGTGTCGAGTAACTCAGTGGCGTAGTTGATTGTAGTGAATGTGGGATCGGACAAGGCGGCTATGGCTTGTGACTGGAAAACAGAGCACATCGCCGGTGATATTAGGTTGTTGATGTTATCTCGGATACTAACATCCCACATGGTTTCTGAGAAAACATCACCGGAAACTTTGTCCGGAACATTGGTGTATGCCTTGGTCACGAATTGCCTCCCCATACAGCGGTATACACCAATGACCCAAAGTTTGCTACAGGGCTGGCTCCGGCACCAGTTTTAGAAGCAAAAAAGTATCCTTCAATGCTGTCTTTTACACTGAATTCCGCAACAGATCCCATCGAATGTTCCCGGCCCCCACTAGCCGCATCTTGTTCTCCGGACTCAGCCACGAAGTCTGAGAAAGAAGCCAGGCGTTCTGCCTGGGAAGAGTTATCCAGGTACCTTTTGTAAAGGTCAACCCTAAAATTCCATACAAATGATGACCGTCCTATTCTTCCCGTAAGGCCTATCACATATACCCCTGGCGTACGAAAAGTTGGGTAGGACTCATTCAAGACGCTTTGTGGGTGGATACCGTCTGTGTCAATCACAGCGGTAGTTGGTGCTAGGGGAACAAAGACGTTGTTGACCCAACTGTACGAAACTCCGGGACTTTCACCTCGATATACTGGCGGGATCATTAGATTATTGATATTGTCCCGAATATACCTATCCCAAAGGGTTTCTGTTATGTAGTCCCCGGTATTCCGAATGGGAACCTCGTAATAGAATTTAGCCACCTAAACCGAGCCCCATACAAGGCCCTGAGGCCCATTGATTGTAGAAGTACCTATCTTGAAAGGATCGTCCGAACCCTGTTTTTCTGATAGGCCCAAAAGCATCTCATGCAATTTACCTCCCTCGGAAACAGAGTGTTCGATGGACTCTACCCAAAAGTTTCCAACCGCCAAAACCTCACTAACGGAAATAGAATTATCCAACTCCCTACCCAACCCCGCAACCATAAGTGCATCCGTAGTATTCAAAACCAACCTTGCGTCCCATACGGTAGAAATAACCCCCCTCTTCCGGTTGACTATATGGCCCGCCAAGCTAAGGGCTTGTTCGTCGGAATTTAGGTAGTCAGACACAATGTTGTCAATATCCGCAGGGCCAAATTCATCCACACTGAGATTGTCTTGGTAAACCTGTGGGATGCCTCCGGTTCTTGCTGCCGACGCACGATTCCGGATCTTTTCGGCATCCACCGACCCTCGTGGGGTAATGGTGACACCATTAGGCATGGCAAAGGGGGCCGCACCGCTGTTCCGAAATCCCCGAGGGTTGTAGACAAATATTCCGTCACGTCCTACAAAAAGGTTTCCCCTTTCCACTTTGAGTAGATTAGATGCAATGGTTAGCCCGCTAGAGGTTCCGTCTGAACTAAACAAAGGGACTTTGTCACCGTTGGTTCCTATCGCAGGAAACCGAAAGGATTCAGGTATAGAACAAGCCTCAAGTATTGTCCACAAAAGAAATTGGGTGTTAGCCCCCCCGACTAAGCCGATCGTGGGGTCAACTCGGTTGAGTACGCTGAAGGCGTCTTGGGCTATGATCACCGATTCGTAAGACTCGGGACGATAATCTATGAGGCTAATGTACCCGAAGAAGATAGGGTAGGTGATGGAGTTGTGAATGGCACGGATCCTAAGTGGCTTGCCCGGTTTCAGCTTTCCAAAAAGGGGGGAAGAAGAGTTTCGTGGGTTATATTTTCCGCTTAGAAGGTTGGGTTCTTTTAGGATGAGGGTGGCTGTACCCATACCCATCTGATCCAAAGCGTCATCTCGACCACGTTTGGTTTGGAAAGATTTTACGTCGGTGCCGATTGAGTCGTTGGTTCCTCCGAACGCAGAACTTAGTGGATGGTAAAGCTTGGATAGAGAGTTGAACTGACTAGTGCCTATCTTGAATGCGTCAGAGGGAAGATTATCCCAACCGACATGAACTTCGTAGGTGACTGTACTAGCGGCCAATGGTCAGCCCAACCTGTTGATCAAGAACAGGCCTAAGGATACGACCAAGTTTTTCCGCGGTTTCACGGTCGGACCCTAAGAAGGTATTACCCTCTACGTGAATGTGGACAACAGTGGCGGGCCGCACTCCTCCGCCCATACTCATACCACTGGCTCCAACGTAAGCTCCGGCCATCACGGCACCTGGGTCCATACCCTTCATCAAAGTGTCGCCCATCGGGGACCACCAAGTATCCAATGTAGATAGCGGCCCTTTATCCGCGGGTGAGCGAAGTTTGAGGTACTTGGCAACGGCCAATGCCACGGCCTTAGCGGCACCTTGAACCTTAGAGATTTGATCAATAAGTCCAGCAGCAAAAGCTTCACCTAAGCGATTGCCGGATTCACGGTAATCGATGCCGTACTTGTTCAGCAAGGCCACAATGGCATCTTGTGCAGCTTTGGTGGAAGTCTTACCCTTGGCAAATTGTGTCTCCAACGCGGCCAATTGAGATTCCAGTGCTTGCCGTTGAATTTCACGAGAGGCTTCGTAATGACGGATTTCTTGTTCTTGCCGGGCTTCAAGTCCAGCCCTTTCGATCTCGGCTTGCCCTTCAAGATTGGACCGAAGATTAGCCGCATGGTTTTCCGCTTCTGTTCTTGCTCGATCAGCTGCGGAGTTAGCCGCTTCTCTTTCCAGACTAGCCGTTGCTCGGATAGCGGCAAGTTGTTGGTCATACAATGCGCTATCAAGGGCTTTTCGTGCGGCTGTAATTTGTTTCGGGTCCCGGGTTTTGTATGCATCCCTAAGGGAGGTTTGGGCTTCACTAATGGCGTCTGCCAAACGCTGTGAAGCCTGTGAATCCTCCATGGATTTTAGGATAGCTTCCGCGGGGGTAAGAGCACTTTGTTGAGCATCAATACTACTCAGAGAATTCCTTAGCTCTGAGTCAACCTTACTGATGGCATTCTTTAGCTCGTTATCGATTCGATCAAAATCCGTTTTGAAACGATTCTGAATTCCCCGCATACCTACTTCGGTTTGGTCTTCAAAGGCTTTGGTCATGTAGCCAGCCAAACCTGACATCTTTGACCCAAGGGAAGATCGTTGAGCATCAATCACGTCACGAGCAGCCTGTAGGATTTTTTCGATCTTATCCTGCAGGGCAGAAGCTTTTTGTTCCTTACTAATCGGCTCCTTCTTTATGGAAGCAAGAACCTTGGATAGTTGTTCGCGTAAGGAACGCATTTGCTTGAATACAGGATCTTCTCCCGCTTCTTTGGTACCCTTTACTCCGCCCGGACCTGCCGGACCTGCCGGACCACTTACGGTTTGTCGTGTATTCACTGTGACATTAGCTACGGAACCGTTTAGGGCTTGAATAGCAGAGCTTACTCCAGCTACCGAAGCTCGAGCACCGTCAGCCGCAGTTTGGATTGAAATGAATTCCGCAACCTTGGCAGCGGCGTCGATGTTCTGTTGCTTGACATCTGCTAAGGCTTTTTGCGCGGACTTAGACGCTGCGGAACTTTTATCCGCGCCTCGCTTAATCGAATTACTAGCCTCGGTCGCGGCCTTTCCAGCTCCCTTATGAGCAACTACTGCGTTAGATAGGGTCTTCTTGTAATTGTTCTCAGCCGCTGTTACCGTGTTGAGAATAGCTACACGTTCGCGCTCGCTCTTCACCAAAGTAAGGGCTATTGAAGCTCTGCCTTGGGCTTCAACCATTGCCTTCCGGGCAATGTCAATTTCCTTCTGGGTCGCTACTACAGACTTACTACTTGACTCAATTACTTTCTGTTGTGATTCTGTTTGACGACGATTAGCATCCCTTACGCGAATAGCCGCACGCTCCGAGTTGATAAGAGCTTGGGCATACTCATCAGTACCCTGCTTGCCCTGCTTCTGAAGGTCTCTCAGCCGAGCGGTCGATTCCTTCATGCCAAGTTGGGCTTCCTTGGCATCAAGCACCACACCGGCCAAATCATCCATAGCCGCTTTTTGTTCCCTAACGGCGGCAGCCGCTTCACGATGGGCCGCTGCTTGTTGTCGAAGACTTGATGAATACAGTTCCGCTACGGACTTGCTTTGGTTCGTACGGGTTAGTAGCCCCATGATAGCTACGGCAGCGGCAGCGGCACCTAGACCCAACATTGCCACCGGCACCTTGGACAAAATACCTAGGGCTCCCGCAAGGGCTCCAGCGCCACTCACACCCACAGCAGAAGCCGCATTCAAGGCGATGATTGCAATACGCATCATCACCAAGCTACGGATGACGTTGACTGCCACAATCGCTAGAGGCCCCATCACAGCCGCCATGCCCAACAGCGCCAACATTGTCCCACGCACCGGAGCGGGCAAGTTACTAATCGCACTCACCACTTCAGTGATAACATGAATACCCATCGTAAGGGCAGGAAGAAGCATAGAGCCAAATGCGATAGCCGCTCCCTCTGTGGCTGATTTGAACTGGTCCAAGGAGCCCTTGTAACCATCCGTCTGGGCCTTGGCTATGGCGCTTGCCTGTCCGGACTTGGTCACAGAGGCCTTGAGTTCGTCGTAGGCTTTCACTCCACCCGTAAGGACGATTAGGCCTGCACGGATGGCATCCGTACCGAAGATTTGTTGCATTGCCGCGTCACGTTGGGCAGGGCCTAACTTACTCATCCCGGCCGTGAAGGTAGAAATCAAATCCCGCATGGGCTTGATGTGGCCCGAAGCGTCTCGAACATTGATGCCAAGGTCCTTCATGGTCTTGGCGACATCTTTGGTGGGGGCCATTAGTCGCAACATCATGGTCTTGATGGAGGTACCTGCGTCAGACCCTTTGATACCCGCTTTAGCTAGCTGGGTGATAGCGGTTACAGTATCTTGAATGCTCTGCCCAGATTGATGGCCCACAGTGGCGGCCATCTGCAAGGCAAATCCCATATCGGTGATTTCACCTTGCGCGGATTGAGCAGATCCTGCCAACAAGTCAGCTACCATCGTAGCCTTCGAGCCCTTGAGTTGGAAAGCGTTCAAGGCACTGGCCGTTAGGTCGGCTGCCGTAGCTTGGTCGATCTGTGCCGCTGTTGAAAGAAGTAGGGTTCCCCTTACTCCCTTCATAACGTCAGAAACACTTAGCCCGGCCTTACCGAGCAACGTCATGGAAGCGGCAGCATCCGCGGCACTAATCCCAGGCAACTTAGTGTCCCTACCAAGTTGTTGGGCGAGAGAACCGAACTGTTTCATCTGCTGTGAGTTAGCACCCATGGACGCCTGAAGCACGTTCATTTGCTTCTCGAAGTTACCCGCAGCGTTAGCCGCTGCCAGCATTCCGCCCACAACGGGGACGGTAATGCCGACAGTGGCCTTAGCTCCCATCCTCTTGATGGAATCACCCACATCAACGATACTCTTTGCGGTCTTGGTTACGATGTTTGTAGCGGATCCCATCTTGGACTGAAGCTCACTAATGTTAGCCCCGACCTTCACCATTAGGGAACCCGCTACTCCCGCAGCTGAGCCTAATGCACCCATATATCACCTCCTTTTTCGTACCGTTGATTTGGACTTAGCGCGCTTCTCTGCACGTTCTTGTTGCTCGTTACGGAGTTTCTGTAGTGCGGCCCATTGCATATATTCGTGACACGACATTTCATTTTCCATCCGTGCCACTGTCATACCCAACCTTTCCGCTAAGGCGAAAAGAAACTGCTCACCGTTGTCATTCCGCGCGAAACGCCTCGGCTTCGGCCTTCACCTGGCCTTCTCCAAAACCATTGCAACGGGTGATAGCCATGTTGATGGCATCAATGTCCGCAGATGGCCACTTGTCAAAGATGTCAAGGACTTCGGGGATTTCAAGGCCGCTGAGATCTGGCTCCACAACGCCGAACTTGAACAGGTACACTTCGAGAAGGTCTGTGTCCAAGTCGCCATTCTCCTTAGTGGCCTGCTGACGAAGTGAACGGTTCTGGGCCTTGGTATGGCCATGAACCAGAACCGTTCCCCCATTCGTAAGTTTGACCTCCTCTGTGGGAACAGCAGAACCTTCCCGCATTTGGTCAAGTGTGATACGTGACTCGTTGTTGATACTCATGTCGGGTTCTCCTTGCAAGTGTTGTGGAATGTCGAGTAAAAGTTGCATTGGTAGTAGGGCTTACGGGTTGGCGGAAACAGCCACCACTCCGGTAGCCTGTAGTGCAAATGAGATCGTAACTGCCTCGTCGATGTTGGCAGGCATTTCCATGCTGGAAAGCAACGCCGATCCAGAGAATTTGATACGGCCGGTGGCCGTTCCCTGAGGGTGATACTCGAATGCTCGTTCCGAAGCCGTGGCCAAGCCGTGAAGCATGGTACCCAATGCCGGATCGTAAATACCGTCACAACTGATCTCACCGGGGTCGATCTGGGTACGGGTGTACTCTTTCCAGTTGTCTCCCAACGTGGAGGTCTCGGTAACTTGCGCGTCGATGGAAGGTGCAGTCACGTCGGTAAGGAAAGCGGAAATGTCGGTGAGTACGCCACCAACATTGCCGAGTCGAAATACAGCATCTTTTCCGGCTCCAAAAGCCATTGAAACTCCTTAGGTTGAAGTTGCCGTAATGCGATAGAGCGCACCACGGTGACGATATTCTTGCCCACCGGGGGCAGGTTCGGGGTAGTCAATATCGGCTTCCCGTCGGGTACTCATGTGGATATGGCCAGCAATTGCCAAGGGCTTATCCTGCAATGCCCTATCAATTTCCGTTTGAATATCTCCGGTAAGCTTGGAAGTTGGGTCGAGGGTTATGGCCTTTACCATGTAGATAGCAGATTCATAAGCTACCTTAGTGAAAACATACCGAGGTGAGTTAGCGGATTTCCCATAAACCACATATGGGGGATCTTGGTTCTCAGGGGCACGATGCTGAAACACCCCAGGATTTGCAGTGCCTCCCGTAAGGAGACTAGTAAGAGCGGTTGACCCCACAAGGGCTTGATACAGGGCTATGTCGATGCTGTTCGGGTTGAACGTCATAGAAGATTACCCATAGCTCTTTCAAAGTCCGGACGTACAATCTCGATCGCAGGTGTCATGAAGGGATGTGCAGCCATCTTCACCGTTCCGTATTCTTGATACACCGAATAGAAAGCCGGGGAGATTACTTCCCACTCCATTTCAGAGACTTGCTCAGAGTAAATCGCGTTTGCCATATACCCCGTGTCCTTAGCAGCAAACTCCTTACCATAGGCTTGAATATCGAATGCGGCCTTAGCTACAGTTCTCATTGCAGTGACTTTCGCATGGGCCGCCAAACTGTCGAAGTGAGTGTCGAAGGAAACATTGATTGTCATCATTGTTAGTCCACCTCCACAACACGAACACGCCGGGCAATTTCCCACGGATCCCAATGCAGCGGCAACGAAACCTCGTACGTATGGCCAAGGTACACGATCCGATAGTTAGCTTCTATGTTCACATCATGAGCGAACGTGCAGACCCAGTTAGCGACTTCTGCATTGCGGTCACCAACAGTTTGTTCACCTTCACGAGAACGATCGTCTGGGGCCAAGCGGGCAGCCACCGTACCGATAGCCGAATACGCTAGCGAAAACCCACCTTGGCCGTCTGGGACGTTCGTAGGGGCCATCAGAATTGCCGTGCCAGGCAACACCTGTCGTGTTACGTCCCGCATTTCATTTAGTTCACCTGACGTCAGCATTTCTCACCCCTATCTGTGGGATTGTGGAGCCCTAACTCCCATCTTCTCCCACTCGTTGAGCTGGCCATCCACGACCTTCTCCGAATCCGCCTCCGGCGTGGTCAAACCGCTTGGCGGTTCCGGTGGGGTTGGCTCGGAGGGTTGCGTTTCTGACACATTCGGCAAGTTCCTCTCGGCTGGCATATACCTCTCCTTCCTTTGTGTAGAACTGCTTGATAACCTCGTGTGTGGCTTCCATGCCACCATACAAATCCACTTTTGGTGTCCATCCCAAGGCACGAAGCTTTGCCATGGAAAGCCTTTTGATTACAGTCTGGTTCGAAGGTGCGTCCGTAAGACGAATTAGTTCACGCGACGCTCCGGCCAGTTGGCAGGCATAATCGGCAACCTCGATCATGGTATGTTCATCAAGGTCATTACCCACGTTGTATGCGCCGATTCCATTTTCTAGTGCGTGCATGGATTGAGCTCGCTCGCCATTCTCCGCCACAAGCGCAATACCTCTAGCCGTATCCCCAATCCAACACCATGAACGCATCGCCCCCTTGTGTACCGGGATGGACTTGTTATGGGTTGCTTGCCAGATCATGTTGATGATGGCCGCACGACCTCGACCGGCCGGTAGGCCCGGCCCGTAGGGCATAGACAAACGGATGATTTGCAACCCCACAGGGCAGTAGAGAGTCGCCGCTTCTTCACCCCACCGCTTACTCAGGCCATACAGATTGTGAGGTACGGTTTTTCGGTCAGACTCACGGCAGGCACGAAGCCCTTGGTCGCCGTAAATCTCCGACGTAGACACGTACATAAGCCGAGCTTTACCCGCCGCTGTCGCACGAGCTACCCGTGTGGTCATTAGGGCGTTACTGTGGATGGTATTAGCAACGTCATCTTCCCCAAATTCTCTACCGACTACAGCGGCAAGGTGAATAACCAACTCCACTCCATGGACTTCGATGAAACGGGTGAGACCCACTTCCACTAAGGGCAAGGTCAGGTCACCATCTTTTATGTCCATACCGAATACCCGATGACCACGTAGCTCCAACTCAGGGACAAGATGCATTCCGATGAACCCACTTGATCCGGTTACGAGAATGTTCATACGATTGCCTTCCTTGCGATCCCTTGAGTAAGTGTCCAGAAGTTTTGACAAGAGTTAGTAATCTGACTCCACGGCTCTAACCACTCGGCCGCTCCAACATTACTGTTGAGGATAAGATTACACCGACTGAATTTAGCCTCCACCACCGAACGCCCGAATGGTTCTTTCATAGTGGGTAAGAAAACAAATTCGCTGTACTCTTGTAGAACTTGAGGCACTTCGTCGGGCACCAAAGGTCCGTAGTAACGGCTCGTGGGGATGCTCCTTGCTTCTGGTCCCCAACCATAGAAATGAATGTCTTTTTCGTTTGAGTCTGCCCACCGTAGAGCCTGTTGAATTCCTTTACCAAAGAACAAACGACCCACCCAAGCAACGGCATCCGCTCGGGGCTTGTCTCGATGGGTGCTTGGTTCGGCGTAACGTGCGCCATTTACGGCAGGGGGGCGAACAACAAAGGGGGCCTTCACCTCGTGAGTGAAAGCTTTACGATGTAGTTGGGAACCAAAAAGCACTACGGTAGCTGACTCTAGAAGGAAACTACGAAGTACGACATTGCCATGGAACCACAGGTCGTGAACCTGTTTAATGATAGGAGTTGACTTGCGGGAAAGCCTTTCAGCTAGCCGCGATGTAAAGGTAGTTACGTTATGGATAACAAACACATCCACATTGGGGAGGGGCTCAAGTTCCGATTGGTAACGAATTATCTCCGCGTCCATTGGACAAGTGTCGAGCAGGTCTCTCTCCACCAATTCAGCTCCGCCGAGATAATCAGAGATAGGGTCTGAAATCCATCCTACTCTCATCACAATGCCTCTGCGGCTGACATGAAGGTTGCGCGGTCTCGACGAATACGTTCGTACATATCCGGACGAGCACCACCATCAGCGAACCCATGAGTGAATGCGTACTCTTTGACCGTTTCAATGGGCACCGCTTGGTGACGCACTACCAGTGACATCCAATCATCACTGTAGTAGTGAATCGGCAAACAAGGACGCCACCATTCCCTCCACAGAGTGGGGATGACTGAGGTACGGCAAGGAGTACGATCCGGGGTTTCGTCGATGTGCATCAGTTGGCCATCACCCATGTGGCCGAAGCTGGCTTGGCCCGGGTTAGAAGGTGAGTACACCTTCGGTGCGGGCATCACTCCGCGTCGGAGAGTTTCTACGGCCGCTTCATACCAACCCGGCTCGGGAACAATATCATCCGCGGTTAGGTGGATCATGGTAACGTTTAGGTCTTGACTCCAGGTAGTTACTCCTTGGTTCCAAGCTTCCCCACAAGTGGGGTGACCATATTCAACGCGAACAAATGTGTCATCCGGTATGGTTCTGCTGTAGCCCTCGAGGGTTTGTTTTAAAGACTCTTCACGGCCCGAAACTGTAGGAACTATGATAAGCATACTCATGCCATCACTTCTACAGTACCGTTGATTCTTGAATCGATGGTTTCAAGGGCCGTTGACCAAACTTCTTTGACTACTAGGTTGGCATCGTAATTCAGCGCAAACCCACGAGCGCGGGTGCGCATTCTTCCCGCCATCCGATAGGCGGACTCCAAAGAGTCGACAAGTTCCTTGATGTTAGGTACCTTCCAGAATGAGTTTTGTGTAGTCCACCACGGCTCACCTCCTACGCACCAACCGACCTCTGTCAGTTCTGGCATAGAAGTCCATGACGTAGTGATAACGGGAGTACCACACGCCTGAGCTTCCACAATAGGAATACCAAAACCTTCTCCCATACTCGGGTGGAGCAAGACATCCATTGCGTTGTAACATTCGAGAAGATGTTTAGGGGAAGCTCCTGCAATGTACTGGTCTGGGGGAAACCAACGAAGATTGTCGGGATTGAGGCCCAACCGCGAACACAACGTGGGAAGGTGAATACCTTCGACAACGCCATGGGGTTCCGTATGAAGGTACATTAAGGAGTCCGGGTGCCTCAACACGAACTGCGCAAACGCCATTAGGGATTGGGGCAGGGACTTCCGGCTTGGGTAACCCCGGTTGGTGCCTACAAAACCAACCACAAAGGCCTCCTGAGGCCATCCTAGTCGGTCCCTGGCCGCTTCCCGCTCTTCCGGCCCATATGGAACCCAGAATTCAGTGTCTACACAATGTGGGACATATATTGGATCAAGTCCCTCATCTTTCATGGCATTCATCCCATGCTTACTCATCGCAATCGGCACACATTCTGATTCAAGGATGTGATGAAGAACCTTAGGGGGTAGTGGGTCGTGGTCTACGGGCACCCATGAAGCGCAAGGGAACTGCTTGAGCACGTTAGGATCGAGTACCCACATATCAGCAAGGGTGATGATTAGGTCGGCCTTGAAGTCCGTGGCGTGTGCCGCAAGGACATCATTACCGTAGGGCTGCCAGCCTCCGGGGTATACCCGAATACCGTCCCATTCAATGGCCGCCCCTTGAATACCGTAGAAGGCGGAGATCGCTACTTCGTGTCCCATTTCTTTCAAACGTTTGGTGACCAAGGCCGTCTGGTTCCCATAACCAGAAGGAGCCCAAGGTGCATTCGAGTGCCAAAGTATTCTCATGGTGTTCTGTCTTCCTGTCCGTAGTACCTACGTCGTGGATTGCTACTGGTCGTTAGTACATCTTCGTTTGTGGGTTGATCTCCGTCAGAGTAACCATCGATACGTGTAGTCTTGATGGTACCTGCCCCACTATTCGTGTTCCCAAACTCACTAATACCTGCACGCTTGCGGAGAGCATCAGCGGCTTTGGAAAATGCTTCAAACGCTTGGGAACGATGAAACTTTTGGCCATCCGTTTCAAAATCATATGCCCGAGCAAACTTACGAGCCAAAGCGTCGCAAGCTCGAAAAGCCGCTCGTAACACATTCTGGCTTTCCTCGGTAAGGAAGTAGTTGATTTCATCATCTGAAAGAAGATACGAGGTAGCTTCGGTGTCCCCGATTTCCAGACGAACTTTGTCCAGGTTAGTTGTGATTGCCATCGTTACTCCCCGTATGTGAATTCATCGGAGCCACCGTAGGTGAAGGAATCCATTCCGCCATATGTATCCGCAGGGTCAGCACCATAAGTCCCGGTACCCGTATCCCCTGTGTAGCTGCTACCTCCCGGGTTAGGTGGGAAGTATGAAAACCCTCTTGCCCTACCTCGGGGGCCAATTGAACCCCCCAATAGCAAAGTGAAAAGGTTACTTCCAGTACCCGGGAAGAACTGTGTTACCGATGTGCCGACCGGAGCCGTTATACCGGAAAGAATTTTCTTAGTCAGACGACTAAGGGACCCGGACGAACTAACCACTCCGGACTTAGCCAATGTCACGAACTTGGTCACCGACCCCACAGGTATAAGGCTCCCTGCCAAGAACAAGAACCTAGCCGTCAACCTTGTAATTGTTCCCGTTGGAGACAGTAAACCGGCCTTGAACACGCTAGTTCGTTTGACTACAGACCCGCTCGGTGAGAGGCTACCGGATAAGGTCAACAAAAGCGCCCGAAGAAAGCTCGGCGTACCCGTCGGGTTTAGTGTTCCACCCTTGAACAAGTTAGGACGCTTGACTATCGAGCCTGTCGGGGACTGACTTCCGGAAAGAAACTTGTTTGTGAGACGTTGGGGGATCCCTGAAGGTTGAATGAGCCCAGATTTGGCTAGTGATACAAACGTCTTCACGGCCCCTGAAGGACCCAAAGAACCAACGAGAACAATTGTGAAGGCTTTGAGTGTGGCTATTGTTCCGGTTGGTGTTATCGAACCCGCCTTGAACACTGATGACCTTTTGACCGCAAGACCTGACGACGTTAGTGTTCCCGACTTAAACAGGTTTGCGAGTTTGATAGGTGTACCACTCGAAGTTAGTGTCCCCCCCGCAAACTTGGATGTCAACCGTTGAATAATCGCCGATGGTGTTAGTGTCCCTGCCAGGGCAAGAACTACCACCTTCAAGGTGCCGAGCGTACCAATGGGTGATATTGTTCCACCCTTGGTTGCTGTTACCAGCTTGAGGATTGAACCTACCGAACTAAGCTCCCCCGATTCGAAGGTACTTACGGCTTTCACCAGCCCACCAACGGGACCAATAGCTCCAGCTTCGAAAGTGCTAACGAAACTCACCTCAATGCCTGAGGGCGTGATAGAACCGTCCAAGCCTAAGGTAAAGATCGTGAACGGTTGGCCGGGTGCCGGACGTCCATATCCCGTTGACCCCCCAAACTGGTCGTTCGTTACCCTACGAGCACCACCTGCCCGCCGAATACGACTTCGCCCGATAACCCTATCCACACCAGGACCACGCATGGGCATAGGAGCCCGACCATATGCGGGCCATCCTTGAAGGATGCTATCTGAGACGACAACGGTCATTACGAGAGCGATTCCAAGATTGCCATCTGGCAAGTGGTTTGAGTACCGGCAGTAGCCACCGAGTGGGTAACCGTCGGGGACAGGGCGTTGGCCGTGGTCGTGTTGATGTTGACAGTCGCCGGAGCGGATGCGGGCGCAATGCTCATGTTGAGGTTACCTTGCAACGTGGTAACAGTTGCGTCATCCACGTCGTTGAGCCAGAACTTACCGAAGCAAATGTGAGCAGCGGCGGTACCATTGGCACGGGCTACCACATACCACTCAAGGCCCCAAGAGCGGTTTGCCTGAGCCGCTGTAGGGTCGGGAGCGTACGCACCACTGGCAGCTAGCACCGTACCGGCAACACCACCATACCGAAGACGCATAGTAAGCGTTCCCGGAGTCGTGATGACAAAGGAAGAGTTACCAAACAATGTCCACTTCAAACAACGGCCCGGAATCAGATAGTTAGCTGGAATGCTTTGGTCCGGGGTAAGGATTGTTTCTACGGCACTGTTGGTGATTGCCGTATCCGCTACTGACATTGCCAGTGTTTCACGCCAGGTTTGCATGGAGGCCCGAGGCTCGAAGGGACCCCCATGCATAGCCGACAAGGCCAGGTCATCATAGACCTTGTCCAGTGCCGAACGCTCGTCGGGTGACTTCGCATCGGCACGTCGGCGCTCCAGCAGATCGTACAGATCCAAGTGAGAGTTACGCTTGATGTACTCTGCCGAAGTCATACCCTAACCGCCAGCGTTGACAGTGAGGTCGTACGTGACCTGAAGCGCGTCACCTGTGGCACCCGTAAGTGCAATGCCACCGAACAAGCTCTTGTCCAGCAAGACTCCACCAGCATTCGACGCTTGGTCGAAGATACCGTGTTCTGTGATGGTTACGTCAGCATCCGGGTCCAACGTGGCGACTGTACGGTAGACGTTCGTAGCACCTTCAGTCTGTGAACCCGTGAGCCGTGTGTTGTCTACGAGATACTGAGTGGTTAGCTCGGTAGTCAACGTGGTGTTACCAACTGCTTCGGCACCGGCACCCGTACCGAAACCATGGAATTTCATGTTCTCAGGTTCAGTCAAGTTCTGGAAGGCGTCGACGATAAAGTTGACCCCCACAGTAGTGACTACGCGAACACTGATAACCCCAAGATCAACCACTCGGCCGTCTAGATGGAATCGTCGAGCCCAAAGAACTCCAGTGAACGTAGGGATACCGAGCATGTTGGCGAGCGTGTGCTTCCACAAACCACGCCACACGTTGTGAAAGTTGCGAATGCGGTACTTGTTGACCTCAGCCGTAAGCCCAAACCACGGAAGACAATTCTTCCAGATTCCGGCGGTACGAACCTCAGCCTGAGGCTTGAGTCGGGTGAGCTCTACGCTCCCTGACGGCCTCACGTCACTAACGATACTCATGTGCGGAGGTCCTCTCGGTAATAGATGAATGCCGTGCCGAGGGAGTTTGCAACGGCCTGAGTAACTTGAACGGTGACATAGCCCTCAACGGGAATGCCTTCGGATGAAGCAGCCAACGCACTTCCACCCACACTCGTATGCAGTGTTTCCCGAGGTTGAAACTGGAAGGGTGCCTGTTGGTCTGTCAGGCTGAGGATAGTGCCGCCATAATCGCGAGTGATAAGGAAATCCGCGGTACCTCCAAGGGCAGCTCCCTCTACCCGAACAGAATGTACCCAACCATTGATCGGGTCTGGAGTCTTAGCCGTAGCCGACCCGAGCGCGTTGGTTTGTAGAGGAACAATGCGAAGCGCCATTACTCCTCCTCGGGCTCGGGCTTCGGAACAGCCCAAACAGTTCCTTCTTCGTCTTGAACGAAGGTTGCTTCACACCGACCACAGGTGGCCAGGTTACCAAGGCCCCGACGGAGGTGATACTGTGAATAGTCACAGATCGGGCACCATGCCGTGTGTTTGTTGATCTGTGTAACCGGAACGGCCCCATCGGGCACATCCACGGGCACCACTTCTTCCGGTTCAGCCTTGGGCTCCGGCTCTGGGTCTTTCTCGGCCCCATCTACCTCTGAGGTAGCGGGCACCTGACCCTCACGAGCTTTGGTGATAACCACACGAAGGTCATCGTCCGTAAGGACAGTAAGGTCACCTTCGATTTCAAGCTCTTCTTCCTCGATCAGGTCAAGCAGACCATCACGATCCAAGTCCACCACTGCCGGAGCTTCGGTAGGATCTTCGACAAAGAACGCGTCGATGATTTCAGCCTTGAGAGTACGACCCTCGAGGCTAATGTCGTTCTTCTCGGCCAAGGACTTCAACTGTGGGACCGTATACTTATCAAGGTCTTCACGTGTAACTTCAGCCATTGTCTTCCTTTCTTTGCCAGGGCAACTCTGGAACTACGAATCCGCGGTTGCGCGATGTACGGCGTCCGGAGCGCATCTCCTCCTTGAAGTTGATGCGCTCCATCCGCTCGTGCTTCTGGCTCTCAGAACAACCCGTTTCAGGGTAGAGTTTTTCGTACTGTTCTGCGAGCTTAGTCATCAGCCTACGGGACCGCGTGTCCGTAAATCCAGCGCCAGTCACGAAACGCACGTGAATAACGCATGTAAGCCCGGAATTTGGTCTCCAACGTGTCGAAGTCCTGCTCACGCCCGAACTCAACCGGAATACGCTCGTACCAGATGAGATCCCGCTTCATCCGGCCACGGTCGACCATAAACCAGTTGTTGTTATCCGTGAGGTAGTGCCAGATCATGGTCGTAAAGCGACCGTTCTGCGGGTTCACGGCGTTGTTGTTGGTGCCCGGCTCGAGCGTTGACTTCGTGAGCTTGATGGCCGTGTCTTCCAACTCTGGAGGCACAATGATGGCGTCTGGCATGATGTCGAAGATGTCACCACGGTCATCCGTGAACTCGAACATGAGCTGACGGGTGGAAGCCAAGGTTGCCTCCGACAGTGCCGACGTACCCTTGTTGCTCTGGGTCTGGCCGGTGTTGGTCGGGGAAAACGGGTGCGCCGTGGAGCAAAGGCCGACACTGTCGGGGCCACCGATAGCGAAGTTCTCCTTGTCAATGCCGGTGTCTGTGAAGGCGTTGGCAAAGATGTTCGCACCCGACTTTTCACGCATACGGAAAGCTGAGTCGCCAAGCTCTTCAGCACGAGTGAAGATCGTGTTGAACAGGTTGTCATCCACAAGCTTACGCTCGGCGATGAAACCCTTCGCGAACTCAACGTGGTTGAAGCGGGTGGGGAAACCCTTGTTGACCGAGTCATACTGCACACGACCCGTGTCTTCAAAGTTCCAACCGTCCGACCCAAACTGGCCGATACCGATGTGCTCCTCAAATGCACGTTGAGAAGCTTCCATACGAAAGAACATCGGGATCATGCTTGACCGACGACCGTCGGCTGTAAATCCGGCAAAGAAAGCCTCAGTAGTCTGAGGGGTAATAAGCTCTGCCCAGTTACTGGAAACAGCAGGCATATCTGGTCACTCTCCTTTCTACTGAGCCTTGTTCTTGAAGTGCTTGCCAAGGTTGAAACGAACGAGCGTAGGCTCATCCGCTCCGGCGTCAGCCATCACTACGAACTCTTTGTTGACGGATGCGGCAACAGTCTGCGCACCCGAGGCACCTGCAATATCCAACGTGGCCCCGATCGAACGGGCAACCGGATCTGTGACACGGTAAACCGCATCTTCATCGGTGATGACCTTCACGATTGAGGTACCGGCAATGAGCCCCGAACGGGTCTCAAGCACCTGTCCCACAAGGTTCGCGTTGGTTGTGGCCGCAAGAGCCACCTGACCCGCTGCCAGGTTGACCATATCCCCGCGCTTGATAGCCGCTTGGTTGATGATCAAACCCTGGATAGTGGGCGCACCACCGGAAAGCCGGTAGGCGAATTCAAAAGGCACTTTTGTCTCCTTACTTCGTTACGTTCGGGGCCATGCTTATTCCCCGAACTTAGGTTGTCTTTGTGGCGGCGTGGGCGTCGAGGTAATCTTGAAGGGTACCCGCACCTGCCTTCTTGGACTTGGCATAAGCGGCAGGGGCGACGCCCTGATCCTTACACCATTCAAGCTCTTCGGCTGAGAGACCCTTTGCGGCGTCCCCTCCACCGTTACTTCCACCACCTGCGTCCGAGGAACCACCTTTACGGGTGGGCTCGGGCGTACCCTTTAGGATCGGCTTTGCCGCGAGCAAAGCCTCCAATGACTCCTTCAGGTTTACAGGCTCGCCATCTTTCCACTCCACAGATTTGGAATCCAGCACCGCTAGAGCTAGGTCGACGTCTGCAATACCAAGCTCGTCGCGTAGTGCATACGCACCCAGCTTGAGAGACTGAGCTTGAAGCAGAGCCTTGGTACTTTGGTTCTCTGCCTTGGCCTCCTCTAGCTCCTTGGCTTTCTTCTCTTCGTCGGACAACTTCGCGTCTTCCAACGCCTTGAGTTGAGCCTTGGCTTCCGCAAGCTCCTTTGCCGCCTGACGTCCTTCCTTCTCCTTAGCACGCAGGTTGTCGAGCGTAGCCTGCAACTTAGGTGGAACCGGATCAGGTGTCGGATCCGGTGGATCGGGTGTCGGGTCCGGATTGGGCGGATCTGTAGGGTCAGGCTTGGGAGGGTCTGTAGGGTCTGGCGTAGGGTTAGGCATCGCGCCTTCCTTTCTGTTTAGCAGCCCGAGCGGACTCGCTCCGTCGGGTCATGATTAGTTTGGGAATCGAACCCAAATGTGATGAAACCATCACTAACCGGCCTTTGCCAATTCTTCACGCAACGCTGGACGTAGCTCCGACATTAGCTTTTCTAGTAGGGCAAACTCTTCCAGACTAAAGAAACCTATGTCATTGTTTTGAGCGGCTACCAAAGTTTCTTCGATATTACGTAGACGAAGTCCTCCTCCCCAAACTGGGTGATGAGTACGTTGAACCATGTGAGGAAGTTCAATTGCTCCCTCAACCCACAATTTGTGGCGCATAGGCCCAAGTACCTCTTTTTGGATCGCATAGGCAACCGTGGCCAACTGAACCGCACCCAAAGCGATTTCATACCTTGGATGATTCGTTTCGTGGTCCTTGTAACCTAATTTACTCCAAGGCTTCGTCAACGGTACCATCGTGCATCGGCAAGCGGGATGCGTATCCATCTTTTCATTCAACTTATGTTTCGTACCATGCATTGCCCAACATGTGGGACACGTACGTCGATCAAGCGCCGACATCCACATCCAGCCTTCAACTACCTCACTGTTCGCGGCATACGTTGCGAGTGTTGTAGTGCGGTAGATACGAAGCATTTCTGTACGTGCGATCAGGTTTGCCCTCTGCAACGGTAGCTCGCCAGCGGCAGCCATGTTCCTTGCCACTTGGGAAGGCCCCAGACCGGCCACAAGGCCCCCGACTAGGCTTTGTTGCACGAGGTCAGCCGTCAGTGGTGCGGCGCTCCTAATCAGCTTCCCGAGTGGTTCGTCATCACCCATCATGCGACCAAGCTCGAGCACTTGCATCGTAGGGAGCCGTGGTTCGAAACTGAAACCCGGTGGGGGATCAATGAGACCCTCACGGATCTGACGCTGAGCATCTTCCATCGCCTTACGTACGAGTGCGGTATCCTCTTCGCTAATGCCGATAGCAGCGGCAGATGCGAAGCTGTTGATCTGATCTTGTATTTGACCGGCCAGGTTGAGAAGTCGAGTCTGTTCGAAGACCATGCTGGGCGTAACAGTGTTGGCACCGACACGGGATTGAATCTCAGACAAGCGGTCACCGATTGAACGCCAGGCGAACCCATACTGCTCGGTCAATCGCTTCCGTAGGACTGCCTCCCTTTTCAGGACGTCCATACGGTTAGATCGTGATACGCCAGCTAAGCTCAACGGTGGATCCAATCTGTTACAACAACGCCGATAGTTACACTTCCCGCAACTGTAAAGAACCACAGTAGTGGCCGGGCAAGAGTGCCCCTGACCTTAGACCAGACGACAGCCTTGGTTGCCGACTCGAGAACAGCATCCTTCGCTTCCTCGATGAACCCCTTGATCTTGGCGATCTCTTCCTCAGCCTTAGTAACCCGACCGTTGGTAACATTGACGCCGGATTCCACACGGGTGAGTCGCTGGATGACCTCTTGCTCATACATGGCTCGACCGTGACGGGCCTGATGACGTTCCGTGTCCATATTGTTGAGACGGGAACTTAGGCTCCGAATATCCTGAGCCATAGACTCAATTTCCATGTTGTTGAGACGAGAACTTAGGCTCCGAATATCCTGAGCCATAGACTCAAGTAGCAAGTGAAGGTCTTCGGTCACTTGGCACCCTTATCATCCGGCTTTGCCTTGTCTTTCTTGTTCTTGTCTTTAGGCAGATCCTGGCCCCCACCGAACCCCCCAAGGTTGCCCGCATCAAACATCTTGGCTTGTTGCTCTAGTGCCGCTTCTTTCTCTTCCGTACTCTGCTTCTCTTCCTGATCAGGATCATAGCCCTGCTCGATGAGAAGCGTACGGTTACTCACACCGATCTGCTTCTTGAGCAACGCGACATTCAAGGCCTCAAGCTCGTTACGGCTTTGTGGGTCCTTCCACATTACCTTGAGATTACGCGGTACCTCGAACTTGAGCCCTTGCCGTGACTGAGTGAGACGCAACACAAACAACATAATGTCTTCCCAAGTGTTGCCATACGTCTTGCTGCGATCGAGTACCTTAGCGACGAGCCCTGCCTCAGCTGCACGCAGCGACTCACCACTTGGCATATCACCTCCTGTGAGCAAGTGCATCGGGGACCGTGTACGCCGAGCCAGACGTGACAACACATTCTCAATAGCCGCGATGATGCCCTCGAGACTTGCGGCGTCGAATTGCCCGAACTTCGCGCCTTCATTGGGATGCACCCACATTTCGCCGGGCACGTTCTTGTAGTCGGCCGCTTCATTGACACTGATGCCGGTTCCCCAACGTTGGTCCCAAGCTTGTGAGTCTGCGATGGCATTGAGGTCAATCACCAGCTTGTTGAGTGACTCAATACTGGGAATCGTGTTCTCGAGGTCACTGAAGCCATGCGTCTTACCGAGTGAACGGTTGCGGAAGTGGAAGACCGGAATGCCAAGGTTCTTACCCTTTTCGTCAACCCAAGGCAACGGCCATTCTTCACCGACGGTTTCCCACTTCATCCACCCACCCTTGCCCGTCTTGCTACCGTCAGACCGCGCACGCCACCACTTCTCGATATAGCCAGGGTAGTAGATGTTCAGGCGTTCAATCTCTAGGTAAGTGTGCTCGCCGATCTCCATCGAGTCAGCCCAACACTTACTTGCCCGCTCCATCTCTTTGGTACTCGAAGCTTCGTACTTGACCTTGACCAACGAAGGATCGTTGAACACAATGCAAGCATGGCCTTCGTCCTCATCCTCGTCAGGCTCTTCCCAATCCACCATCACGAAACAGTCGGCCTTCATTAGCGCCGTAGTGTGAATGGTAGTCTGCTCTGTGTCCATACGCTCTTGGTCCCAAAACTCCTGAAGCCACGTACTGATGACATCGTCTTCACCGGCAGTAAAGCCTACAATCTCCAGCCGCTCGGCAATGATGTCAATTACAGTCTCGGCGAAGTTGTCCCGGAACTTGACGTGGTGACCGTGGCCTTCAAGGTACTGCCGTGCCCGGTCAGTGAGCTTGGTCTTGTGGTCACCTCGGTAAAACTCCTCATACATCTGGTAATCTTCGTAACGTTGATCATCTCGGCTAGCCTCGTTGTCAAGGAAGTCTTGCGTCGCTGCATCAGCAAGTTCCCCACTAACGAAGGGAGCCTGCCCGTTACTTGCACGTATGTAGTCGACGCCTGTAGCCATCTACCGCTTGCCCTTTCGTTTCGGCTTAGAGTTGATCCACAACATCCACAACAGAATACCCACCCACGCTAGGCCAAGGCCTCCGCCCACTACCTTCCACCATTCGAATGTGAGACTAGCTGTCATCAGCACCCCAATATCCATCATCTCCGGCTTTGTCTGCGTAGGCGTGGCGTTTCCAACTAGGCAAGTCCTCTGACTGAAGAATGGACAAGTAAGCACCCTCACCAGAAGACGAAGCCCATTCACAAACCAACACCCATCCAACAAGAATACTTGTGTCATCAGGCGGAACGATAGCAGCCTCAGCACGTTGACGAGGAGTTAGTTCATCGGTCGGCATACTTTCGGCCTTTCAGTACGAGGTCACCCTTGCGGATAACCGGCTCTTCGGTTTCGGGGCCTTTGCTTACGCTGCCTCCCGGCCCTGGATCCGTAAGTGTGGGTGAGAAGTAGGCCAACAGGTATGCATCAGCATCATCGGGAGACCTTTTGATCCTGGCCTTCGTATCGGCCTTGGGTTCGATATCAATTCGTCCCGTGCTGCTGATGGAATACTGCACCGACGTAAGCTGGGCAGCGGTGCGATCATCTAGTTCGGAAAGATCAACCTCCCCACGCTCCATCGGCCGACGACCTACCTCCCACCACAGTTGACAACGGAGGGACTTGAACAAGAGCTTTCCCTTTTTACTCCTTGCGGGAGTACCTGTGTGGACTTGAACCACTTCACAGGGAATGTCTTGCTCACGCAGTACCTCGGTGAGTCGATCTGCAACCCCCTTTCCGATGCCAATGCTGTCGATCTTAACCCGTGTGGCACCTGTCTCAAGGATGATACGCACACACTCGCCCACAGAAATCATCGTGTCCTTGTGGGTGAAGTTCCACTTGCCTCGCCACTTCGGTCCGGTACGCCAGTGAATGGAGAACTGGTCACCTCCAGCGGCAGGGTCAATACCAAGCTCATTCGGTTGTAGTTCCCAATCGGTGTATTCAACCTCGATGTTCCGGCGCTTGACCATGAACGACCAAGGGATGACCGCAATTTCACTGTCTTCTGGGAACCGGCCACGAACCTTGCTTTGGAAGATAGGGGAATCCTCGCCCCACTCCTCACGCATCTCTTCCACCCACTCGGGACTAATGAGCAGATCACGCAGGTAGTCCGGCACGTACTCGCCTGTGAACAGTGGGCTGTCGTATGCGTCTACGTGAATGACGTTCCAGTTCTTGGATTGCATACATACTTCCTTGAACCGGCTCGTCGGGTCGTCCGGGTTACCGATGGCAAGGATCCGACAGTAGCGGTTAGTAACGAGCGCCATCGCCGCATCCCATAGCCATCCCGGTACGCCACACGCCTCGTCGAGTACGACTAGCACGTACTTGGCGTGGATACCCTGGAATGCCTGCCGTGCCTGCTCTTCATTCTTTAGGTCCTGAGGCTTACGACCGAAGGCCACGAGCTGACGGCCAATATGCCACTTGGGGAAACCACTAGCTGTGATCTTGCCTCGCATCTGAAGCTTGGCATGAGTGCTATCAATCTCACCCCAGAGGATAGCGTCCACCTGCGCCGACGTTGGTGCCGTGGTGACTACCTTCGCGCTACCCACGGGGTGAACGTCAATCCACCACGGCACAATCAGGCCACCGGCAGACCAAGACTTACCAATGCCGTGACACGAGTGTACGGCCGTGAAGCGGTTGTCAACGACGGACTGGCAGATCTCATCGATCTTGCTCCAACAGTAGGCACCCATCTTGTCTTGACCCCATGCAACCGGATCGTCAACCAGACCACCATTCGGTGGATCTAGCTCGTCGGCCAGGAGCCAGAGCGGATTGGGTGCCAGGGTACTCAAGCTATTGCGGCCAGTCTTCCAATGGCGCAACGCGACCGACAGGTTCCGGCATGTGCTTATCACAAAACACTTGCTCACCTAACGGATTACCCGGCGTGGCGGTAATCCTGTCATCGATCATATTCCAGCCGTTGGTACTGGTTAGGCCTTCACACTTTTGGTAACACACGAAGCACGTAGGTTCCATCAATCTCTGCCTTCCACAAGTACGGCTCCGAGAATGCGAAGCGTTAGAATGTTGATACCAACTGCATCAGCCTCAAAGTTGAAACCTGAGCAAAGCGAGCTGATATCAACCTCATTGACAGCCGGGCGGACAAGGTACACTCGGTGATCGCGGCCTTTGGCGCTGTCGGCGCATACGACACGGATATACATATCCATGTCACTGACCTTACGGTTGAGGTCCAACACCTTCTCACTCATCGAGGCAACCTCGCTCCCTGCGGCACCATACCCGGTCGGGCAACCTCGAGCTTGGATGCTGCCTCCATGCGTTCACGCTCTTCCACCATCTCTTCACGACTACAGCCGAGTAGGAAGGCAGCACGTTGAGCCTGTACCTCGTTGAGATGCACAGCAATCATCTGGTCGTCAGTGGCTTGCACCATTAAGATACGAGCCGTGATCTCGCCGGTTTCTGAGTCACCCGCCAGGCTAACACCGAAGTTCTCGGGGTGAATGTGTGTCTCGATCATGCTTTCTTTGCCTCCCTTGCTTTCACTCGATTTGACTTTGCTACGGTATGAGGATTACGTGGTGTAGTCGCGCCCTTGTGTGCGCCCTTAGATCCTTGCTTCGGTGCGTGCGGTTCGTCATCGAATTCTTCATCATCAGGAATGCCGGACGACAGCTGAGGCCCGGCCAGGCCACGAAGGTTCTGTGCCAGTAGCATCCGCATATCCTCACGCACATCCTGAGGCAAGCGGTCTGCCATTGCATCTAGAGTGGCCGCGAACGCGCGTCCCAACTCTTGTGCCTGTGACTCAGCAACACGCACCTTACGCTCATCCAGCCCCGCATCGATTGCGAACTTGCTGAACTTGACAAGCCTGTCTCGTTCTTGGTTATACAGGTCGACAATTGCGTGGATGCGGGCCGGTACGTATGTGCCTCCCTTGTCCCACTCAATTTCTTTCTCGGGGAAGACAATGGCACCATCATCAGCAACCTCGATATCTAGCTTCTCTACGTATGAGCGCAACACCGCAACGTTGGCCGCGGACTCCTGCACACATTCGAAGATAGCATCCACAGGGTCAATGTCAAGGCGACCACCTAGACGCTTGAGTAGCTTGGTAGCTTCACGCTTCATCAGGAACTTGGCCTCCATCTCTGCCATGACACGGTCGGCCTTTGCACGGGCTGCCTTCGTGTTACCGCCATGCATTGCACAGACGGCAAGGCCCATGATCGCCCAACCTTTGCAACGCCGACGAGTGCCGTCGGGCAGCTTGACAGTGCCGGAACATTTGACACCTTGCTGATGCTTGCGCATGATCTTGGATCGACTGACGGCCATATCACGACGCCTTCCCTATGCGCCGATCGTGGACACCGTCAAGAAACCGCTCAAGCGCGTCCAGATGAGTAGAACGATATTCAGCCTCACCGAACATACGATGAAGAGAGTAAACCGTTATCCCAGCAGTTACAAAACCGTCGGCCATAATAGAGTACCCAAGAGCGTTAGCCTTGTCTACGATGTTTCTTCGCTTTACCTTTTCAGGTTCAACAGTCATGTCAGACCTCCCACTCTTGGGCAATGGCAATTGCGTCCGGGTCTGAGTACGTAGGCATACGCTCGACCCAATCGACGTTCACCCAATCATGGGGATCGAAGATAGCGCCCACACTGTAGGCGAACCATGCGATACGCATACGCACGCCACGAAATGGCTCTTCAACGTGGCGCGGAAGTAGGAATGCGTGCAGGAGAAGCGACGCCCGTGAGTGTATTACGCGAAGCTTACTCATGACTTTCCCGTTCGTTCCATGGTGTCAATGGAGGGAGGATCTGGATGTCCCAGTCTGTGAGATCACCGACTCCGCGCATCGCATCCATCAGAACTTCAGGTGGCTCATCATCAGGGTCTCCTGGCGGGACCCATTCAAGGTCTGGAATATCGAGGATCGTGACGTGTGTCCAATACGAGCGGACGTAGTAGCGAGGCATCAGGGGGCTCCATGGGTTTGACGAAGAAGTGTCGGCATGATCGGCGTGAATGGCGGCGATGCTCGTGCGCATGCGTATTGAGGCCCACGTTGTCCAGGCAATATGACGACTAGTGACCAAGGAGCAACAACGTGATCCTCATGATGAAGTTCAACAATCGTTCGTCGCTCCGCTTTCTTAGCCATCATACCCTCCCACATACTGGCCAGGGCTGCCATCCACGACGATTGTACAGACGGCGACCGAGTTTCAACTGCGTGTCGGCGGATGCAGACGCAGGGTCACCCGTTCCCCCGACCGAGCGCCATGTTCCCAGATCAAACTGAAGAAGTCCGAAGTACCGGCCATCGCGTGATCGGGCGTTGACACGGTAACCACTCTCGCATCTGACGACCCGAAGCACTTTCTGGCCAAGGCTTCCAGTTCCAAAATGTTTGTGTGCGGCAACGTCCACAGTGTTGGGCACTCCCTTCCCATGACCACTTGCCTCCTCAGCTACGTAGGCCCAAAGCATCACCCAAAATCCCGCAAAGAAAATAAAGGCCCACATACGCCATTTGTCTTTGCTCATGCCACAAGATCCCGTTGGGTTTCTTCCGCACGTACGAGCGCAGCGACACGCTCCAGTCGTGCTCGTTCCTTAGCTGAGGCACCACGACGACCTTCGAGCAACCCGAGCCGCTCGGCCAAGTTCAACTCACCATAAGCCATCGTACGTTCAGCGGCACTTTGCCGCCGAGCTTCCTGGTTCTTCTTTCGCTTTTTCTTACCCATGCCGAAATGCTCCCTTCGCATTTGGTTCGATTAGAGGTGAGAGTTTAGGTTACGTAGGTTATTCTCACCCAACCCCTAAACTCTCACCCCCGTTACTATCCAAAGGTACAACAGGCGGGAATACTAAGAAGGACTTCAGTGCGTTACCCGCTGCCCGTAGCATAGCATCCCTGATATCCCAGGCCTAACGTGCGGGCTCCCGAGCACATGCTTAGTAATTGCGCACGCGCGTATTGCTATATAGGGCCAGTCCTTGGCACATACACTCTAATCGCCCCTCAACCCGGCTCTTAACCCGCCTCTCAATCGCCTCCCCCCTTGCCAGGTGGTAGCCCACGACCGCACTGACAAGGGGGGAACGTTTCCTTCCCGGAGGGACAGCCCGTACGCACAAGACCTGGGCGAAGGGAGTAGCTCGCAGGCCCTATACGTTTCGCCGTAACCGGACTGCCTTGGTCCAGCATAGCACACAAACCATTTCCAATAGCTTCACGTGGCATTAGCTGCCTCCCCCCTGTACAATGGCGGGTTAGCTACACAACATATACCACTCTACATAGCATACCGGGAAGGGAGAACCCACAAAGTGTCAGTCACACCTGACCCTGACGTCGCATACTCTTTCTTGAATGCCGTCTACAGCAAGCAACCTGCCGGAACTATATTCCTGTCGGGGAAGAACTTCAAGACCAACGAATGGGGAGAACGTCCACTACATTATCCATTTGAAAACTTCAGGTCGGCCAAACTTGACATACTGAACTATCTCACACACAATACCGACCTTTACTTCACTCCTTGTACTTTCTCTGAACCTCGCCGCTTGCGCAAGAACGCGAACCCTGGCCGCTGGCTATTCGCCGACCTAGACCACGTACCACCAGAATCCCTTGAAGCCCTCGGGCTCCTACCCACCTTGGCATGGGAAACAAGCCCGAGCCGTTATCAGGCCCTTTGGCTCCTTGACCGACCACTTCGCCAACGTAGCCTTGAGAAGCTCAACCAAGCCATGACATATGCCACGGGCGCAGACAAAGGCGGATGGAGTTTGACGAAGGTACTACGCTTCCCCGGTAGCGTATCCACAAAGCACGTAACCGTCGAAGATCCCGAACCCTGGCTCGTACGCCTCGTACCCTTGCCCGGCCGTGCCGCTGACCGTACATACATCTCACACGATCTGGCCCGTATCATCGAGCCTTTGGCCGATGCCGCTCAGGCATCCGAGTCTGCTGGTTTCGAAGACTTCGATCCCGATGACTTACCCACATACCGTACGGTTTTCAACCAGATGCGTAAGTCTATGTCCGTTCGCGCCCGACAGTTACTCTCGGCCAAGTCGGTAGTCAACGGCGACGATCGTTCAGCAAAACTCTGGGAGCTTGAGGGTTTACTTTTACGTGCAGGTTGCACACCTGAGCAAACGTTCGTTCTCGTACGTGCCAGCGTGTGGAACAAATACCGCGGACAAACCCGTGAAGTACCCATGCTGGTCAATGAGATCCGCAAAGCCGCCCTTGCACTTGACGTTGACGAATCAGATCCGGTTGATCTCAAGCGCCAAGCTAAGGAATCTCAGGCCAATCGTGTTGATCGTGCTGACCGTACTGACCGTAACCTAACAGACATCGATACCACCGACGACAAACCTGTACGCACCAAGCTCCCACAACTAACCAGCTTCCGTGACTTCATGACACGACCACTACCTCGGGCCACTTGGCTCGTAGAAGGTATCTGGTCCTCAGCAGCACACGGCGTACTTGCCGGTGAACCCAAGTCCCTCAAATCCCTATTTACCCTTGACCTCGGCGTTAGTATTGCCAGCGGCACACCTTTCCTCAATACCTTCGCCGTACCTCGGCACGGACCTGTTATCATCATCCAAGAAGAAAACACACCGGGTGACGTACACGACCGCTTGCTTCGTATAGCGGGCTCCCGAGGCCTTGGCCCGGCCACGACGTCTGACCATAACGGCGACGTAACCCTTGACTTCGGTAAAGACCTGCCGATCCACTTGCTCAACAACGAAGGGTTCTCACTCACAGACGAGACCTGGATGCGTTGGCTTGAGACTCGCATTCGCAAGCTTCGGCCACACTTGGTCGTGTTGGACCCACTCTATCTAATGGCCCGTGGCGTTGACGAGAACAGTGCCAACGACATCATCCCCATCCTAACGAACCTGCTACGACTCAAGCAGAAGTACAACACTGGCATTCTGATCGTACATCACTACCATAAGCCTCGTCAAGAGTCTGGGTCATCTCGACGCATGGCCCACCGCATCTCAGGTACGGGTGTCTTTCACCGTTGGCTTGCGTCTGCAATGTACGTACAGACCACCAAGACCCCACTCGAAGTAATCATCAGCGGCGAACATCGTAGCCACGGATCCCCCGACAGTTTCAAGGTTACGTTCGATCTCGGCACCGAACATGACTACGTGTATTCCGCCAGTGTCGAGCCATACAAGTCCGACAAGGACTCGGCGGATGAGATGGCTGAACAAGTAACCTCGGCCGTGATCGAAGCTGCCGGTGGACTTCCTTCCGGTTCGGGTTCGGCGTCCTTGTCACTACCCGACGAACCATTCATGATCCACACTCTCTCGCGCCAGACTGGCCTTCCTACCCAACGGATCAAAGAATTGGCCCAAGACAATGACTACCGTATTCGCAAAGTCACAAGAAACGGCAAGTCCCTTCTTCGTGCCTATCCCCCCGAAAGGGACTAACGACGGTTGGAAAGGAAGGATACGATGACCAAAGCGAGGGTCGTGGTGCGCAGTACGTAGTACAAGCGCATCCAACGACCATTCTTCGCTGACGCTACGACTCGCATTATGGTCCTTCGTATACCTTCCCTATCCTGCCCGTCGCATTGATCCCTGTAGGGTTTTCTCACCTCAAAACCCCCCTCTACACACACCTACAGGCCATTACGTACCACTCGAGTAGGCCAGGGACGGCACAGGACGGCATATGCAGGCTCCGCACCGCCTAACCTGGGTAGCCAGTGGTTTTAGCCAACGCAACGTCCCATATGGCTTCCCAGTGCGTCAAACGGTCTCAATCGAAAGGGACACCGAAGCGCCCCTTTCACCCCCCCTCCACCTTTTTACCCAAACGGACTACCGGAACAGAGTGCTTCCCACCAAAGCCGCAAACAGGTAGATGACCAAGAACAAGCCACCGACCCACAAGGAGTACCAAGTGATTGCCCGTACTATCCGGGTCACACGCGACATACCGGGCATAAGCTGATCCACCACATCCTTCCCGTACGAGGTTACCTCTTCATCCGTTTCGTTTTGCCAAGATGCCATTCCCAAACCTACTTTCGTTTTGTTAAGATCACCAACGTGTACAACATGTAACGGCGAAATCCTACCAGGCCTTTAGGAATCCAAGGCCCCGGAACGATACGCACGGGCAACAGCCTCGTGAGTGGTACGAGCGCCAAAGGCTTTTCGTGCTTGCGCCAAACGATAGCAAACGCCTTTCACGGACAAGTGAAGCTCAGCGGCAATCTGCGCGATATCACGGCCAAGAGCGGCCAGTGCCAAAGCGTCCTTTACTGGGGCCGCAAGTGCGGGTGCAAGCAGAGTAAGGCGAGTACCACCTTCAAGCTCCACCACAAGCTCACCTTCGTGTAGTTTATCTGTAGCCAGGATCACGACCGTGACCCCATGCCAGCGTCGACCTTCAGCTCGGCTTCCTTGGCCTCAACCTTCTTGGCCTCCATGGCCTGCCGATCAACTTGGCCATTGTCGGTGCGGTACTGCGTGCCGGTAAAGTCTGTGTGACGCGCTGCGAGCCCACGCGGTGGCGTGAGGCCCTGCGCACGTAGGCAGTCCCAGCACTGGCATACGGGCTTACGCTGTAGCAGGCGTGCAGCAAAGCCTCCCTTGCGCAGAGGCGGACGTGGCTTGCTTGTCGTTGTTTCCTTAGGCATCGTTGTTCTCCCCACGTTTTAGGTTCCGGGTCTTGTAATAGAAACTGGTTTCATGGGCCGGAGTTTGTTTTCCTTTTTGAAAAACGCCGTAGCATTTTCCGGTTTGCAAAGCCAACCCCTTAGCCCAACGAAGAGCCGCTTCACTGCTATCAAAGGTTTCTTCACCGAAAGAAGCGTAGTAGCCTTTATTCCCATTGTAGGTGACGATTAGGATCTCATACATCGGTGTTCTGCTTGTCGCGTAGGGTGGACGCGGGTGCGCCCACGGGCATCTGCTGGATGTTTGCGGTGTAGTAGCCTTCGTCGTCGGTGGCGGACCACACGTAGCCACTGCCGTTGATGTAGTTAGCTGTGGTAACCTGAATGGTTTCCCGCCAAACTTTCACCCACTCTAGGTCTTGCTCATCTTCGTCGGGCTCCCACGTTGTCAGGGCTGCCTCAATAGCAAGTTCAAGTGTGGGATAGGCCCAACCAAAAACTATAACCGGAGGCGGGTCTCCGGGATTCAAATGCTCAACGACGTGGACGATGTAGACGTACTGTTGCTCGGTGCTCTTAGAAGCTTGGTGTACAGAACACAGACCGGCATCATTTACGTCAGTACGAACGCAACGCTGAATAGGGCTGTACAAAGCCGAGCATTGAACCTTAGGTGTTTCGGGCATGGTAGGTACTCCCTTCGTGTTGCTTTTCAATGCCAAAGGCACCCGAAGGTGCCAGAGGCTTGGAACGGTGAAGCTGGCCTTACTTGGTGACCGCTGCCTGGAAGGCCTTGACGGCCTTGGTGACCTCGGCCTTGGTGGCGAACTTACGCGGCATATCCATGGCGCGGAGGTATGCGCGGAACCGGCGACCGTCGAGGCCGTTGTCCCGGGCAACCTGCGCGGCAGAGACGGACACGACGCGCCCATCCTTGACCGTGACTGACGTAGTGGCCTTGGGCTTGGAGACCGACTTGGTGGCCTTGACCGGAGCGGGCTTGACGGTTGCTGCCTTGGCCTTACGGGCGACGGCGAGACCTTGCTTGATGTCGGACTTGGTGATGGTGGTTGTTGCGGCCATGATGTTGCCCTCCTGGGGACGTGATTGCTTGATGGGAAGAATCTAACCTACCCAACGGCGAAAAGCAAGGACATCTTTAGGACTTTACCATTCCTTAACATTTCCTAGCAAACGTTGGGCCATCTCGCCGAGATCGTTGGGGAGCCATGAATCGCCGTCGTAGGCAAGGCCAAGCACGGCAATCTCGTTGAGACCGTCGCGCAACCGTTGGACCTCCCTTCCCTGCCCATTCACAACGGCCAGGAGAACGCCGCGATCGCGGATCTCCTGAATCTCCTTCGCCGTGAGTTTGTCCCGAGCGATGAGAAGGATCGCCTCGTCGTGCTTGAGGCGGTCTCGGATGTCTTGGAGATCAGTGGCCATCAGGCACCTTCTACGTGAGCACGGGCTTGCACATCGGCCACCATCCGCGCAACCTTGGTTTCGGTTTTGCGTTGGATACGACGCCAATCCGTAACCGTAAGCGTACCTCCGCCGACGTCGAAGAACTGGCGAACCTCCATCTGCAAGGCCTTGCGCTCACTACTACCTTCACGCTCGGCCCAAGCGGCCACCATCAGGCCCACAATGTGGTCGTCATAATCTAGGTAGTAGCCACAAAGGTCTGGATCCTTGGCCATCAACGACATCGCGGTTTCAGCGACACTTACTTTGTGGAACGCAAAGCAGACTATGCCGTCGTGCTTGATGTAGATCATATCTCCCTCCTTTCAAGAAGTAGAGGTTCCCCCAACCGAAGCCAGGGGAACCTCCACACTTACGGTTATGTAGCCGGTAGGCTACTCCTCGTCGTCCGCGGCCTTCTTGGACTTCTTGCCCTTGGACCGGCTGGCCTTGATCTTGCTGGCCAGTGCGTTACCGCGCTTCTCGGTGAACAGGTAGCGCGAATGCTCCTCGTTCTTCTCGATGTCGTTCTCGCGGCAATAGATGCGCACGGTACGGCCATCGACACCGGCAGCCTCGGCGACATCCTCCACGGACATCATACCCTCGGGGGTTGCACGCGGGCCAGTCGCGCCCTTGGGACGTCCGCCCTTCTTGGCCGGAGCGGCCTTGCCCTTCTTGGACTTCTTGGGTGCGGGAGTCTCTTCCTCCTCGTCATCCTCGTCATCCTCGTCATCTTCATCCGGCTCGGGAGCGGGCTTGGACTTCTTGGTCGTCGTCGTTGCCTTGGTCTTCCGCTTCGGCGCAGGGGCCTCGTCTTCCAGGTCCTCCAGGTCCTCGAGGTCCTCCAGGTCGTCAAGCTCAACGGTCTTCTTTGCACGGGCCATCTGTGTATCTCCTTCGGTTGGTGAGAGCAAGACTTGTGCCAAGCTCATGATGCGCTTTCCACAACCTGCTATGCGAAAAGCTCGTTGAAGTGGCGGCTCATCGGGAGTCGCGACTGTGAGTGTGGCCAACGGGTAGTCAGCATGTTCGTATACCGCTAGGTACCTCGGAATGAGCTTCAGTTCCAATGGGCTACTCAGTTGCAGCAAGACGCGCTCCCTTCAAAGCCTACTTGCCTTTGCAATCGTCATCATACGACACCGTGAGCCATAATGCAAGGAATGCCTGAAAAGCCCGCTGCTTACTAGGCGTAGTGCGTGTGCTATGCTGCCAGGGCAATGCCCACCACATAAGCGTTATCCAACCTACGAAGGGAGCCTCGGGGTTGATCAACTCACCGGACAATGCTGGCCGGGCACGATGGGAAGTGATCTGGGTCAGCAAAAAGCGAAAGCTCGTACGCCACGATTGTGGTGACGATATGGCTGAGGCCTTGAGACTTTACACGAAGGCCGTTGAAGCCGGAAAAATCCACCCGACTTTGCGATGCAAAAATATGGGATTTCCCCCACCTGAGCACCTGCGCCCACAACACGTGACGTTCAATCCCCCCAAACGTAAGCCCGACGGCACCCGGATATTTTCCGCAATGGTGCGCCCACTCAACAAGCTCAACCGTCAGGGCGTGTGGTGGTGTCCATATTGCATCAAGCTTCGCCGATTTGTCAAGCGTACAGGATTCACGCTTGACGGAGGCATTGATGTCAACATGCCGTCTATGAACTGCCCCGTCTGTGGGGTCAGTCATCGGAGTGCCATCGTTCAGCGCTGGAACCCCATCGCCATCACCTTCGAAGGTGACGGTAGATTCCGTGACCCCAATCGGGCTCGACGTCGTCGGGCCTCACGACAAAGGAGCAAAACAAGTGAGTGAATCGCCTACAGTGGCGCAAGTTGGCGCTCTGTTCGATCTTGAACGGGAAACCAAAACCAAGATGCGTTTCAAAGAACGTGTAGACGAAGGCGTCTCTGAAGTGGTCGGTACCCTGTATGTGTCGAAAAGTGTGCTAGAGTCGATGGGTAATCCGTCTTCACTACACATGACATTGGAGGTTATGGAATGAAAGAGGATAAAGGGAAAAGATTCAAGCAAGTGATCCTTGACGAAGCTGTTCAGTTGCCCCTAGAACATTTTGCTCGGCAAGAAAAGTACACAATGGAAGTCCATCAATATATTCGCGAGCAAGCAGACGAGATTTCTAATGCTTTCAACCGGGAAAAACAACGCATCGTTGAGTGTTACGAAGGGCGCAACCATTGGCAACGGTGGAAGCGGTACTACATTGGGTTGCTTGTCGGCTTTTGCCTTGGCCTATTCACGGCAGGTGTGGCAAAGGCCGAGCAATCCACACGGGTGTCTGCCATTACCATACCTCCCGGTGAATCGGTTACCTACATCGAACAGAATTTCCCCCAAGATTTTCGCGGCTTCCCCGTGAAAAACATAACTCCAGGGTCCCGTGATCTCAACGTGCAATGGAAAGGTTCCGGCCCCGACATCGCGTTTGCGATTGATAACCGAGACTGCCATTACAAGGATGTTATTGGACTTGCGTCCGCAACCATCACCATCATTGCACGGCACGAAAACTGTGGTAGGAACCCACGTGTCACCTTGTTCGCGGTTGGAGCCAAGAGATCTATTACCGTCGGGGTACGTCAATCGTGGGAGCAAGGTGACCACGTTACAACACCGCCAGAGGCAACAACCCCCATCGATGACCCAAACCCCCCACAGTTTGCACCCGGAACGGTAACGTGTGTCGTCGATCCTGACGGTGATGGTCCCGAGCCGTTCCAGCCGGCGGAAGTCGAGTCGGTTGAGACTGACCCGCCGTCACCCAACATCTTCCGCGTGTCGTTCACCCCGCCGGTCCCGGTGACGCCGTGAACACCCCGGAACCAGTCACCCTCGCGAACCATGTCATCACGCGGGTGCCTGTGACGAAGGAATGGCACCAGGAGGACTGCGGGTGCGGGTTGCGGGCGATCGACCCAGGTAGGCATCTCGCT